GAAGAAGAAGTTAGGAAAATTTCTCTTAGACTAAAAGAAATTGATCAAGAAGTTTTAGCCGATCCGGAAACTTACGCCTTGTTCTTTCAAGAATACCAGGAAATGGCGAAAAAAATAGAGAAATATCAAAATAATTGATAATACTAACCGCTTCGGCGGTTTTTATTTCATCGCCGCCCCCAATACCTGAGTAACCACATACAACGCCACCGAAAACAATACACCCTTCCGGGCCAACGAAAACCCAAACATGCTGAAAAACAATGACACCATAGCACCCATTAAACATATTTCAAAGCTGTAGTAGTAAAACGCAGTCCCGGCAGCCGCCAGAGTAGCAGCCCAGCCAGCCAGTTTTTTTAGGCCAGCAGCTACAAGCCAAGCGGCTACGGCAGGCATCTACGCCACCCCCAGGGCCATAGCCAACGGCATGACACTAAGCGCCCCTTTGATCTGATAGAAAAAGTACGGGATAACGAAAACTCCGATGTACCCAAGCATTGCATATTTGATTTTGTCCTTGCCGCCAGGATTGCCTATGATGATCTCGATTAATCCCCAAATAGCCATACCGATGCCAACCGGGAGGGCAAGCTCCTGGAGCATGGAAATAACTGGTTGTAGTGCTGGAGCAATGCCCATAACTGGCTTTACCCCTGCTAATGTTACCTGAGTAGCTACGGGTACGCTGTATTGACCTGCTACGGCGCTTATTGGAGCAGTGGCAAGTAGATTAATGCCTGTGGTCAAGGGAAGTATGTGGCGTTTGGCGGCCTCGCGGATGCTGGTTAAGCGGTCGCGCAAGGTTTCGGTTTTTGGCTGGACGGTAACTGCTACCGCCTTGGACTCTACTGCTACCGGGAGTGATTCCGGTCTTACTTGGATATTAGTTGATTTCTTGACTTTGGTCTGCCAGTAGAAAGCCTCGTTTTTGACTGGCTTTGGTGCCGAATTGCTGTAGTTTATAGGGGTTCCGTTGATTCTCACGATCATGTTTATCCCGCCTTTCTTATGTATGGTTTTCCGTACCGTTTTAGTATTGTATAAGATATTATTACAGATGGCTTGTCCGTTATGACAATAAAAATAAGCCCGCTATAAGGTAATTTATTCCTTAATAACGGGCTCCAGGTAAAACAGGTCATTAATTTTTTCAGGGGGATAGTTTAAGGAGTTTAAAAGAAGTAAGACTGTTTTTATTGACGGTTCGGCTTTTCCGTTTATTACGTTGTTTAGGTGTGGCCGGTTAATTCCTATTTCCTTGGCTATTTTTGCCTGAGATTTACCACTTAATTCTATGGCATCCTTAAGGTTATTTTTCATAACAATATTGCTTTTCGATAAGGCAGAAACTTCTCTGCTATACGGTTCAAGCCATTCCTCAAATATTCCTTGGAAGAATTTAGATTCGGTAAGATCAGGATTTGATTTCTTGGCTTTTTTAAAAACAGCCTGCATTATTTCAGTTAATCCTTCCGGCAAGCCCATCAACTCCAGTATCATAAAACCACCTCATACCGTTATGTATATGCGGAAATTGGTATGTCAATACTAATTATAGAGGTGATAGACTTGATTCGTTTAGTTAACACATCATTACTTAAATCAGAATACGACCGCGACAGCTACGACATCAACAAAGCCGCCAAGGATATAGCCGATAAGACTAAAAAAGCCGCCGAAAACAGCAAAAAGCAGTAAGGCCAGAGATGCCCTACTGCTTTTTTGCGTTACTCTTAACTTCGTTAATGCGTTACTCAAAAGCTATTCGGTTACAAGGTGGAATATGCGTGTTTTGTGGAATATTCGTTAGCGGTAAGTTCTGGGTGGGATTATTCCATGTGGAATATTTTGAGCAAAATAGGCCTCGCGAAGGCTTTTAAGATAACTTTAGGTAATTTATTATATCATAATTGTATGCTTATGCTCTCCTAATTTGGAGGGTATTTTTATTTAAAAACACTCAAAAATGTCTTTACATACATGTATGTATGTGGTATATTATATATACAGAAAATGAATTCGAGAGGAGCTAGATAAATGACAACAGCAGAGCTTATTAAAAAATACGATATAACGCTACACACTGAAGGACGAATCAGAGTTCCTAACGCAAAGAAACTTTCACAGAAAACACGCGACATGCTGATAGCGGCGAAACCGGAAATTATTGCCGAACTGCAACTTCGGGAGCAGGAAAATGTTGAGTTGAAAGCCAAGGCCGCCGCAGAGAAGGAAGCTGAAAAACAGGCTATTATTGCCGGAGCAAAAATCATCCAATTGAAATATCATGACGGCGAGTACCTGAGCGGGCACTTTACGACCGGGCAAGAAGCAAATATCCTGATAGACTTGGGAATAGCCAAATACGTTGAAGGCTGGGGTTGTCACGTAGACAACAGAGCTGTTGATGCACTAGGTAAAGAATTCACCTATCAGCAGGCTGTTGAATACATGAGACCGGCAGTAGAGGCAAGAGAAGCTGCACAAAGGGAAAAAGAAGCCAAGCGTCAAGCCAAGCTTGATGAAGCCAGGGGAACCGGTAAGCCCGTACTATTGAAAAGCTGGAGCACCGGTTGCTGTGACCCAAGAGAAGAATGTAGTCTTGACAATCACTATGAGTATGCAATGCCGGATGGCAGCGTTGAGCATAAGTGGTGTCACACCTGGTAAAAACAAAGCCCCGCCGCCGGGCTAAAGGCGGCAGAAAGGGGAGCGACAAAATGAAAAACAAATATATCGTTAATATCAACGCTAAATTAGAAGAAATTCAAAAATTCAAAGAAGAAGAGGACTATGTTTATTTTAAAGGTTTCTTGGCTGGATTATTTGATGCAGGGAAATTGAATTTACAAGAAGTGCAGAGTTATGAAAATAAAGCTAAAGAACTAATGGGCTATCCTATTTATGAAAATTCAGAACAATATGTAAGGGAATGCAAAGATATAATCCGCTAAGGGAGTGCCGAGAATCCCGGCAGGAGGCGAAAGCCTCCCCAGTTCAAGGGTTAAATTAAAGGAGGATATATAAGATGAAATGCCCAGCATGTGGCAAGAGAATAGGCGGTAGAGGAATATTTGATCATGGTTTGGTGTACTGCTCTAATGATTGTGCAGATAAAGAGTGGAGAGAACACAGGGCTGACGAATGGGCAAGGGCAGAGTCAGAAGGAGCGTATACGTGCTACGAGGATTATATGCAATACGAGTACAACGCAACAATAGCTGACGACCATATACCTGAACATGGCCCAAACGATGAAAATTGGGGTCCTTATGGATGGATGTAAGACATACGCAGAGTGACGGCCTACGGGCCGGTAATGCGGCAGAGTGGGTCACAAGCCCCACCAGCAAGAAGGGAGATGATTAAATGTACATTGATGAACTTAGAAAACTTTCCGATGAGCAACTTATTGAGTTGTTTAAAAATGCGGATAAAGAATACGATGATCCAGATAAATTCGACGAGGTAACTTATGATATCTTCGAAATTCTTGCCGATCGTTACGGCAGCGAGGTTGGTTGGATATTATTTGATGCACTAGAAGAAAACAAAAGTAGGTGAAATTATGGCACAATACTCCGTTACCCGCTCATGCGGTCACGATGAAATAGTAAACCTTATTGGTCCACACAAAAACCGCGAATGGCGCTTGGAAAACGTAGAACCAAACAAACTTTGCCATTCCTGCTACATCGCAGACCTTGAGCAGAGAAAAGCCAAGGCAACCGCCGAAGCGATAGAGGCGGCAAGTGAAATGGAACTGCCAGCACTTGCGGGTACTGAAAAACAGATCGCCTGGGCTGAGAAAATACGCCAAGATGTGATCGCCAGGGCAGAAGGCTGTATCTATGGGCGTGTGCCCGAAGCGGAGCGCGAAACACTACTGCCGGGGTTCGATGAACTGCAACAAATAGAGTCTGCCCGGTGGTGGATCAATCATAGGGACATAACGCTCCGGGAACTTGAGAAATTAATGTTGAAAACGGCTAAGGAACAGGAGGAAAAACCCCTTGCCGATGCCGCTAAAATTGAAGCAACTGTCAGGCCGGAAAAACCAGTTACCGAAACAGTTGCAGAAATACGAGCTTTGGAAAACTGTATCGAGGTGCATTTCCCAGAGAAACGCGACGACTTCAGGGAAATTGTCAAAGTTCAGTTAGGCATGGAGTGGAGCGTTAACCGGTGGACGAGGAAACTTGTTAAAATTAACGGCACCCCCGCAGACCGAGCAGCGGAGGCAGGGCATAGACTACTTGCTGCAGGGTTTCCAGTCAGAATCTTTGATGATGAGACGCGGCAGAAGGCTATTACTGGCACATATGGGCCGGAACATACGCGGTGGATTATGTGTCGTGTTAGCGGTGATTACCTTGGGTATCTTTCGATCAAGTGGGGTCGTAAGGAGGATTTTTACCGGGCGGCGAAGGGTATCAAAAGAAGTCGCTACTACAAATCAAACGTAGTTGTGCCGCCTGAATATTTTGACGAAGTGCTGGATTTCGCACAGTTATATGATTTCCGAATCTCTGAGAGTGCGCAGAAGGCAATAGATGTGGCACGACAGGCGCGCGAAAGTATGCTTGTGGTTAATGTTGTGCTGCCAATCGAAAAAGAGCATGTTGTTGTCAGTGGAAAGCCTCCCGTTTTAGAGGTGCCGGCGGAGGTAGATGTCGCGGATGAGTTTAGAGACTAAGGAGGTATATTGAATGCTTATCGAAGAAAAAGGTGGTCTTTATGACGTACATGAGGAATGTGCCGAGGCCGGGGAGTGTGAGCTCCACAAAGCTAAGGACGAATTCAGCGGGTGCCATAATATTGGTAAAGCATCGTCCTGCTTTTACTGTCTTAATAAACCAGATCATCCACACATAAAATTAGTCGGAGTTTGGGTTCCGTGTGATGAATCTTAGGACTGAGTTAATGTCACACCAGGCCGATGCGGTAAATAAGGTTATCTCTAGCCGCATCGGGGCTTTATTTATGGAAATGGGTACAGGCAAAAGCAGAACGGCCATTGAACTAACCGATCGGCGCAAAACCAAAATTGATAAAGCGATCTGGTTTTGTCCGGTTAGCCTAAAAGAAACCGTCCGACAGGAGATTTTAAAACATACAGACTGCACTAATGCCGATATATGTGTATTTGCCGACCGTACCAACGAACGTAATGCCCCGGAGGTGCTCTGGTATGTCGTAGGCATCGAATCTATGAGCAGCAGTAATCGGGTAGTATTAACCATCAACAAGCTTATCACCGACAAGACAATGATTATCCTGGACGAGTCAAGCTACATAAAAGGGCACAGGTCGCTACGCACGATGCGGATAACCGAACTATCTAAACGGGCAAGGTACCGCCTCATTTTGACCGGCACGCCGCTGTCCCAGGGAGTAGTCGATCTATTTTCTCAAATGCGGTTTTTGTCCCCTAAAATTCTTGGTTATGATTCGTTCTACTCTTTTTCCGCGAATCACTTAGAATATTCGGAGAAGTTTCCTGGTATGATTATTCGGGCACATAATGTACCGTATTTAGCGGCAAAAATCAAGCCTTATGTCTACCAGGTGACAAAAGGGGAATGCCTTGATCTACCATCTAAGCTTTATGATACGCGATATTTTAGGATGACTGAGGAACAGAGATATCTTTATGAACGAGCCAAGGATGAGATTCTTTCCGAGATAGAAAACAACGACGATTACTTTACGTCTATAACTATTTTTCGTCTATTTTCGGTGTTACAGGGAATAGTCTGTGGGTTCTGGAATCGGCGGGGATATGGTTCTATTGAGTTTGAACACCGAAGGACAGAGACACTAATAGACACAGTTTATAGTATTCCAAGGGACCAAAAAATTATTATCTGGTGTAAGTATCGTTACGATATTAAACACATCGAAAAAGAGCTAACTGATAATTTTGGTCCTGGTTTAGTCTCTATGTTTTACGGTGACTTGAACGAGTGGCGAAGAACTGAGGAAGTAGAAAAATTCCGTAATAGTTCCCGGTTCTTTTTGGCCACCCAAAGCTGTGGAGGCCACGGTTTAACGCTTAACGAGGCACACTATGTTATTTTCTACAACAATGCTTTTAAATATAGTGAACGACTCCAGGCTGAAGATCGTTGTCACCGGATAGGACAGGAACACAAGGTGACCTACATTGATATTCAATGTGCTGGCAGTATTGATGATAAGATCGCCGAAGCACTGGCCAAGAAAGGGAGTTTAGTACACGCTTTCAAAAGGGAGGTTGATAAAATTAAGGACCAAAAAGGTAAGTTAAGGGGGCTGATAAAGTCACTATGAGTAAGAAATATCTCAAAAAGAATGTTTACGACGCGGCCCAGGAACGGATTAGAATTATTTTTAATGAGTTCGAGAAAGTTTATGTTTCCTTCTCGGGAGGCAAAGATAGCGGTGTTGCCCTAAATCTTATTCTCAACTATATGCGAAGTAATAGTATTACAAATAAGATCGGAGTTTTGGTAGTAGACCTCGAAGGTCAGTATCAAGAGACAGTCAACTACATACAGACGATGCTCGAAAGCAACGCCGATCTAATAGAACCGTACTGGGTATGCTTACCGCTGAACCTACGCAACGCTGTCTCTGTATACCAGCCGTTTTGGTGCTGCTGGGAGTCGGGACTGGAGGATAAATGGATTAGGCGGTGCCCGGATTTTCCGGTCATTACGCAGCAGGGATACTTTCCATTCTACCGCTACAGAATGGAGTTTGAAGAATTCGTGCCTGAATTCGGCAAGTGGTTTTCTGAAGGCAAAAAAACTGCCTGCCTAGTAGGTATTAGATCAGACGAAAGCCTAAACCGTTTTAGAACTATCGCCAGTAGTAACAAAGAAACATATAACGGCATCGCATGGACCACAAAAATAGACAGCAACCTTTACAACTGCTACCCTATTTATGACTGGAGAACCGAAGATATATGGACGGCGAACGGGAAAAACGGGTGGGAGTATAATAAGCTCTATGACCTGTTTTATAAGGCTGGCGTTAGTATCCACGATATGCGAATATGCCAGCCTTATGGTGACGATCAACGTATTGGGATTAACCTGTTCCGGGTGATTGAACCAGAAACATGGGCAAGAGTAGTTAATCGAGTATCCGGTGCAAATTTCGGCAATATCTACTGTGGGACCAAAGCCCTTGGATATCGTCAGGTACAAATTCCTAAAGGGCATACATGGAAAAGCTACACAAAGCTACTGCTTGCCAGTTTGCCACCGGAAACCCGCGAAAACTATGTTAGTCGGTTTATCCGTTTTATGCGTTACTGGAATAAAAATGGCTGTGGACTACCGGATGATTGCCTGAGTAAGTTGCCCGCATCCGCTGTAGTAACCAACAAAATAGCAACCAGGGGGCATAAAAATAAAAAGGTTGTTAGATATACAAGGATCGAGGATAGTCTCCCTGGTGATATTGAAAGCAAGCACTATGCCCCCACATGGCGCAGGATGGCCATGTGTATCCTTAAAAATGATCACCTTTGTAAAGGGTTGTCATTCGCTCAAACCAAAAACCAGGCAGAGCGACAGCGGCAACTAATAGAGAAATACCGGAATCTTTAGGAGGGCACATGAAAATCAAACGATTAACAAATCAAGATAAGAATTTTTACAACACGCTCGGACCATTCCTGGCCCGTCGAGATATTGAGCGTGAAATAGGTTACAAGGTATACGATGATGATGGAAAGGAATGGCTAATTGCTACTGAGATGAATAAAATTATTGGCTTTTGTTATATTCAGGAAAAACCTAAATCGCATTATCGAATTGGTAGTTGTTATGTTGTTGATAAATACCGGCAAAAGGGGGTTTTCAAAGAGCTATTTAAGAACGCTATTAAAAACATCAAAGGTGTTGCTACGATGACAACAAAAAATAAGCATCTTATGGGGATGCTTATAAAGCATGGTTTTACAGAAAGTAAGCAGAGAGGTAGCTTTACTGAATACTCAAAGGAGTTTGGTGTTGATGAAGAAGTTCGAGAGTCCGGTTTATAATGTTATAGGTGTGCCGGTTGAACAGGTGATAGCCAATGATTATAATCCTAACGCCGTTGCTCCACCTGAAATGAAATTGCTTGAACTGTCCATTTGGGAGGACGGCTTTACTCAGCCGGTAGTAACGTTTTATGACAGCGAAAACGATAAGTATATCGTTGTTGACGGTTTTCACCGGCATTTAATTCTGAAGAACAGTAAGCGAATCTACGACCGCGAAAACGGACTACTACCAGTTGTGGTCATTGATAAGAAAATCGGTGAACGTATGGCCTCTACTATCAGGCATAACCGGGCCAGGGGTACGCACAACATCGATCTGATGAGCAATATTGTGGCCGAGCTTGTTGAAATGGGCAAATCAGACTCCTGGATTGCAAGGCACCTGGGAATGGATGTTGATGAGTTGCTTAGACTGAAACAGATTACCGGTCTGGCCACATTATTTAAGGACCGGGAATATTCTAAATCATGGGTTTAAGGAGGGGTTACAATTGAGAAAAAGCCTACAGGACATAGCTCATATGATACAAAAGAGGCCTTATTCGGGGCAACTGCCGGAGGAATTGAAACCGTACCACTACTATATTTCAGATTCAGGTCATTCTATTATGTGTGTTTTAGAAACGCACCTGGGCGAAGCGCAAAAGTCTAATATGGATGACTATGAAGTACCAGTGCCGGTTAAATACGTGGTCGAAAAGGGATACAGATTTGTAGATCAATACATCGTCGTTGACGCTGAATACGATAATAATTTTGGCTTGATGGTGGATGATAGGTATTCTGAATATTAGGAGGTTGAGTTGTGGCAAAAATAGCTTACAGTACACAAATAGAATATGAAACATTGCAACTGCTTAACAAATATATCGAGCAGACGGGAGACTCTAAGGCTTCGGTTACTAATGAGGCTATCAAGGAGTATATAGAAAAAAGAATAAATAAGGATAAAAAATAATCGCCTACGGGCGGTTTTCTTTTTGAGTAAAAAGCCCCACCACAAGGGCAGGGCATAGAAAGAAATTCGCGGTATGTTACTTTGTCCAACATGGGTAAATTTATGATGCTTGGCTTTCTGTTTCGGTAGCCGGCTGCACTTCTCCGACCGGTGCAACTTCCTCCGGGTCTAGGTCCCCAGCATCCACCTGCACATCAAAGGACCTCATACTCTTATCAGCAAGCCACGCCTGCTCAATCGTATTCCTAATAGCCTCGTAAGACAAATCAGGTAAACCGTACTTATCCATATTCTTGTTGAAAAACGAAAGAGCTTCATGCAGCTTATCCGCCCCGTTTTTGTCCTTGAAAACGGTCTCAGCGTAAACGAAAGCCTCATGGCCAAGTTCCTTGATAAGCTTTTTCTGCGCTGCGGTTGTGTTAGCTTCGAACCAGGCAGCAACTACCGGCTGAAACTTTTTGATCTGCATCCCGACGTAAGAAAATAGTGTGAGTGCAGCTAAATATACAATCATGGATATTAGCTGGCTAAATGACTGAGAAAGGATTTCTTGCATGGTTTTATACCTCCTAATTAAATTTTAGCCCTAGCGCAAATGGCTAGGGCATGGTCACCCATAATGGAATCCATTTGGAGTTACTTGGCCATCTGGCACGGGCATCACCTACCTTTCCTTGTATGCCTAGTCATAACTAAACTAAAGCACTTTTCTTTAATGTATTAAGCGACACTTTCAGCACAAACCACTTTGGTGCTGATTCATCAGGATCATGGTCCCCGGCAATCAGACCGGCCTTCTTCGCGTCCTCGATGATGTCAAGTTTCCATTGCTCCGGGCCTGCTTGTACCGACCGTACCGGAATAGGAATTCCGTAATAATTCAAAACCCCATCGGCAATGGCCCGCGCAATTCGCTTTTGAAATTCCGGATTGGTTAGTAATTTTTCCTCTGCTGGGTTACTTATAAATGCCATCTCTATAAGTATGGCTAACATTCCGGTGCGCGTCAGAACGGCGAAATTTGCCTCTTTGTCGTCATCACCGTCTGACCTATCTTTTCTAAATGCTAGTTCCGGGAGTGCAGGTTCTAAGCTGGCTATAACGCTGGTGGCCAACTTATCTGACTTGGTATCTCCACGCGAAGTAAAGACCTCAATGCCATGCGCGGAAGGGCCTGCAGCAGAATTGCAGTGAATACTAATGAAGAAATCGGCATTCGATTTGTTAGCTATATCAGCTCTGGCTGTCAAATCGGCATTGAGAGTTGTACCCAGCCTGATGTCAGTTTCCCTGGTATAACCAATGTCCAATCCGGCGTCCTTCAAATAACCTCCAACCAATTTCGATATAATCAAATTTACGTCTGCTTCGTGGGTTTTGCCTGGGCCTATTGCGCCAGGATCCGGGCCGCCATGTCCCGGATCGATTTCACCTTTAAGCATTTTTACTGTCCCCCTGTCCTGACTTTCCCTTTAAAACAGCAACAGCCTGCTTGATCACGTCCGGTACCGGCAGACCAATGCGGCCGGAATTTTCAATAATACTTAACAACTCGTTCGCCAGATAGAAAAATATTGTCGCATCCCTAAAAACATGGCCCTGGGCAATGGCAGTATCGACCAGGTGGGCCACCGCCACCATGAAAAAGATAGATACTTTCTTGGCTATTCCCCGTAATCCAACTGAGCTGCACAACGTCCCCTCAATGCCGGCCGCAAGCATACCCGACATGTAATCAATCACAACAAATGTCAACAATACCCCTAATATAGTGGACCAACCCCCAAACAGATAGGAGGTGATTGCGCCACCCACTGCTACTAGGGTTCTAAAAATAATGTCCCAGCGTTCCATCTTGCACCTCCGGTAACCAATTTTGACAAATAAAAAACACCCCCTGGGTGTATCACCTCCAATTATTCCACGTGGAATAATCAAAAGCTTTTAGCTTTTAAAATCTCTCGCTTTGGCGTTACATAGTCAGGATTTTGCTTTTGCGCTTCCTTTTCCAATTGCTCCACCCTGCGCCTAAGATATTCCAATTCGCTCTCCGACTTCTCATGTACCTGTCCTTTTGTGTGCTTCATTTATTTACCCCCCGATACATGTTTTAGTACAGTCAATTCTATTTCCGTCCCAGCAGCAGGAATATACCCCCAAGCAACTTTACCGCTCACAGGGCCTTTATTATCCAGCATGGCTACTTCCGTCTGTTGATGTGTCCCATCTTGCAACACCTCATCCAGCAACCACCCATCCGGGTCAGTGGGGTCGATGTAGACATACAAATTTTTAGCATAATCGGGGTCTGCCTGAAGTTCCAATGTAACTGCTTGAGTGGTTACCTGCTCGCCGCGATAATAAAACGTAGTAGCCGGTAGCTGCAGTTCTAAACCATTTACAATTATTTCACCGTCAAACCATACCTTGGGGGAGCGTTTACCGCCGTTTTCGCCCATTTCCAGTACGCTCTTTTGTTTCACATAGTTAACTGCCAAATTAGTTCACCCCCATAGCGACCCAATATGCTTTTAGGGACCTCGTAACCGAATCCCCATTGTGGATGTGCAGATTGAATCCTGTTACGGTTACGTCACTGACAGAAACTTTGTACTTACTGGGGTCAGCATCATCAATGGTAGCCACAACCGAAAGTATATTAGAAAACGCAGAGGGATAAGTAACGGCTATAGTACCCACTAATCCAGCCCCAATATTATTGATTGTTGTGTATCCAACCTGCATCCTGGGGAGGCTGTATTGCGAATCATACCCATTGAGCTGGCATTCTACTGCTTTTATATATTGGTCATTAGGATGGTTTGTAAAAGGCATGGGGACCTCGCCAGCCACAAGCGTTACTTCATCGACGTATACGGTTCCAGTGAGGGCAACACTATCAATGACAGCAGCAAACACCTTTATCGTGTAAACGTTAGACGGGACAGCTGCCGAGATAGTGAGTTTCTCATATGCGTTACTACCAGTATGATGAGCTGATTGATGGGTGGAAATTACTTCACCGGAAGTATCCAAGAATTGTATCGTTGCGTGCACACCGGATGCGATAGTTGTTTTGATATTAGTTGTTAGCGAAACCTTATTACCTTTCAACCTGTATATAACAGCGTCAATTACAGTTTGATATAACGACATTTCGCTACCGACAACATTCTTTAATAATTTCATACATGCGGGTGCGGTTAGCCAGTTCACGACGCTAATGTCATAACTATTTAAAACATCGCTATTAATAACTGCCCACGCATCAGGTATTCCGTTATCTGAGGCCCAGCCCCAAAAGTCACCGTTTCTAATTATGTTTTCATATTGCTGGTTGTCAAAAATATTTTTAAAATATACATCATTATTAATCAAGCGCTCAAAAAGAGGATTAAAAGTATTTGCATGAGCTGGGTCTGCAGTTTCCAGTAGTCGTACTATTTCACTATAATCTTTTGGTTCGTGAATCGGTTGATTAGGCAAAACTTCACCTCCTTAAAATTCGTCATCAAGTTCAAAAATCATTTCCATGTCGGCATCCTTAATTTTGTCGGTCATGGTCTTTTTGCAAACCATTTTGCCATCAGCATCTATTAATGCAATTTCGTTTATGGCTTGCTCGACTAATTCGTTTTTAAGTAGTCTGCAGGAATAACGACAGGTTGTTGATATGGGATAAGTATGACCGTCTATCACCTTGCGAAGCAGTTCATTGCTGAGCCCAGTATCTACCCCGGTTGGCGGTATCGGGTTGCCATCAACATCCACTCCACCATTACCAAAGGCCATATGCGTGATTGTCGTTATGACGGTATCACCAGCTCTGGCTTTAGCCATTTGCTCCCGTGCATACTCTGTCGTTACACTGTTAGCCATTTACATTCCCTCCCAAAAGAAAAACCGTCCTATTAGGGCGGCTATCTGAAATATTTATTATACTCCTGGCGACTTACTGGCATTAGGGAACCTCGGAACATAAGGAATAGCCTTACTTCCCAAAGTTCCGTTTCTCTCTAACAAATTTACCAACAGGATTACCAGTCCAGACTCGGAGATCTTTGCTATATAAAATTTTGTTACCTGATTTAATTAGTCTTTTCTTTGCTTTGTTGTAAACTACACAACTTAAAGGCGGATAATTTTCGGTAGAAAAGATAATTATATATGCATCAGTCTCAGCAATATACCAGTATGGCGATATTTGGCTAAATTTTGTAGTTAAAATTGATCCGATGTTTAGGTCCGGATCTAGTTGATACGAAAATTTTTCTTCGCTCAAGCTATCTACAAACCACCATCCGTCAAATCCAAACGCGATGGCTGTTAAATAACTAAGTTTTGCGTCTTCCATAGCTTCATCCTGAGTGGCAGCATCCCGTTGATCGGAAAGGCAGCAAATATTAACACCAAGGCTTTCCTTGTAGTTTTTAGCCTTTGTGTATTTTTCAATAGCTGTGTATGCATCGCTGGTATAACCGGAATTTGACATTAAAAATGCCTCAAGTAAAGCCCAGTCGCCCAGCGCTAAACTTGTAGGTGTTCCGCTTGGGTTGTAGGTGGGGTTAATTTGACTACCCAACACATCATCAATATTCCAGGCATTTGCAAAGGCTTTTAAGTTTTTACTGTGACAATAGTCTACAATTTCATTTTGTCTGGCGCGAGTTTCTTTGTAGTCGTATCCGAATCTATCAAGAAAAACACCGTACCATCCCTCTGCTGCAATTCTGTCTACACCAGTCTTAAGAGCGGTCATATCAGGTAAGGGATCTGTTCCTTCTGCGCCCATAGCAATATAGCCAAATATTTTTACAGTAGTTTTTAGTTCATCGGTAACATATTTTTCTCTTACAGACAGAGTTCCCGGTTCATTACAAACAAGATAAGGAAACTGTTTCAGCGTTTCGATTGAGTGCGACGGACTTGCTTGTAAGTCAATGTTATCTAGATCGCCATAAAAAAAGGCAACCATGTCTAATTTAAGCTGCCCCTGTGGTGAAACCGGGCTAATGGGTTCATAGATACACTCAGGTTTTGAGTAAGCTTCGCCAACTTCAGATAATTCGACAGTAGATAAGTCCATAACCTCAAGAAATTTAACTTTTGCCTTACCTGTTCGCTGCCTTAGATACACGGACGGATAAACATAGTTAATTGTCTTACCTGCCGCTGATTTAGTTGTAAACGCAAACTGTGACCATGGGTATTTTCCTGTTGGTATCGGCAGTCGTACCGCATATTCCCATGTATCATCGTGATGTCTGATATCAACATACAGGTACCAACCATCACCCATCGCTCCAGGAACATCGTCTGCCTGCACTAATGCCCGGAACAGTATTTCACCGCCAGGTGTTTGTTGGTCTATGTGCACAATATCGCTAACTTTTTGCGACAAGGTAGGATTTTGATTATTGATTACCGCTATTTCTTGATCCTCTGTAGTTATTGCTCCCGAAAAATCCCAGTCAAGAGCGTTTTTCGAAGTCAGAGCAACGGGAGCTAATACGATATCCGCACCGTCTTTTTTAGTGTTTACATAGATACTATCTTTGTCGTTATAAATAAAAGAGATAATAGACAACGCATCACCTCCTATATCAATATAATATTATTCTAACTAAAACTTTACCTAACTAACGCATACCTATTGTTTCACACGAAATAATTAATTATTACGTTCAAACACCAAATCATCAAAAAGCTTTTTACGTAATTTATAGCTATTACAGTGCTTCACATGCCCAAGCCAAGAATGAATAGACGCTCTTATCTCGTCAAGCTGCATCTTTCTTTTAGAATACAGCTTCATAAATAGCCTTAGCTTCCTCTTTATTCTCCTCTTGGACTGGCCTTTTAATAATCGATGCGTAGACCAAACCCTATACCCGAGAAAGGTTACGCCTCTTTTCGCGGCTATCACCTGAGTTTTACCGTTTGTTTTGAGCCGCAAATCGCTCCAAAGGAATGCCTCTATCTCCTTCCTAAGCTCATGAAGATAGTTTTTGTCTGGATGAAGAATCACGACATCATCCATATACCTCACGTAATTTTTTATCTGTAATATTTCTTTTGCATAATGATCTAGATGGTTTAAGTAAATATTTGCAAATAGTTGCGAAGTAAGCGCTCCTATTCCGAGTCCTGGATCCGTAGGACTACTATCAATAATTGTTTTGATTAACCAAAGGACGTCCATGTCTTTTATTTTACGCCCGACCAAACCAAATAAAATATTGTGGTTTATACTTGGAAAATATTGTGCTACGTCTATTTTAAGGCAGTACACTTTGCCATATTTGCCCTGCATGGACCTGAGCAACTTCTGAAAATAGTCTACTGCTGCATGCGTTCCCTTGCCATGTCGGCAAGCGTAGTTGTGATAAATAAACGACCTGTCAAAAATAGGCTCTATAATATTATGCAGTGCATGATGTACCACCCTATCATAGAAAGCCGGTGCAGTTATGAGCCTTTTCTTTGGTTCGATAACGTAAAATTGCCTTGAAGTTCTTGGTGTGTAGCTTTTCCAAATGAGTTCATTTTGGATTGTAATGAGATTTTCCTCAAGGTTAGAAGTAAATTTCAATACTTCATTGCGATACCGCTTAGACTTTCTGGCATCTAAATAGGCCTTGTAGATATTTTCGTAGTCATATATTTTGCTGTATAGGTTCCCGATTCTTTTCAACCCGACACCTCAATCTGACTGATGTAAATAAAAAGAAAAGCCTTTTGAATAAATCTACTAAACTATTCTTTTGTTGTTTTTGTATTTACCCGCACAGGGAAGGTAATAGGCCCCTTTATCCCCGGCACTGGACATTAACCCTTGAGTTAACGACTTCCGGCTAATGGGGGTAGAGCGGAGCGAAACCCAATGTTGTTGTTGGCGTTCGACCGACCGTTGTTGAGGTTCAAGTAGAACACACCCGCATTCGAACCGTTGTTCCAGTTGCCACCACGATAGGGCACTTACGGCCTATTACCTAAAAACAATTTATTGTTTAGAGTTTTTTATCCACTGACCAAGTATTTTCCCTATTTCTTAGATGCCTCGACCATATCTCGTATTTTTTTAAAGAAAGAAAGGGAGGTTCCCCGGGAGAATTCCTTAGCTCACTGGCAAGACGCACCGTTGTTTTAAGAAATTGTAGCTCTACATCTATCTCCTGGAGCGTTGTTTTCTTATAATATTTTTTGCTCGCGGCTATGAGCAATTTTAGCAGCGTGTACATACTGGTTTTTATTTCTGCAGCCATTGTATGCTTCTCAGACTTCGGGAACTGCCGCATGCAAATATATGCGTACCGGATCATGTCGTATGTTTTTTGAATTATTACCATGTCTTGATATTGTTCGTTACTCATGCGTTGCCTCCCTAATGGTCGCGCGATAGCGCGACAGACAGAACACAAGATGCAGAAATCAGATTACGAAAGCGGAGCGAAACCCAATGTTGGCGTAGGCGTACGACCGACCGTAGCTGAGGATCAAGGCGAACACACCCGCACTCGAACCGTAGCCCCAGGAGCCACCACGAAAGGGCACCCGCTCTCCGTAGTTTCGTATTTGTAAGTTGTCGCCACCATGGGACGCATCAACAGAAGCTAAACCTAAAAGTTTTGCTATATTAGGTACCGTTATACCACCTGCAGCAGTAAGACTTTCAAATAAAACCTGAGAATATCCATAGTCAAATTGACCTCCTGGGATATACATAGGGTTGCTTATTACTGTATTGATCTTAGGATCGCCGCCTACGTCATGGGATGTAGTAGTCGAATCTCCGGCAGACGTATTGTCATATTTAAGTGTACCTGCAGTGCCAGGAGCAACTAAACTTCCATCTGTTGCAAGTATCGCTTTCCATTCTGCACTGCCCGCCGCTTGATCTTTAGTGTTATCAGCAGCATTATTATCGGCAAGGATCTGGATTTCACCGTTAAGACGAAGGCCACCGACCCACTCGGACACATTTCCGTTTAAGTCATAGATGCCGAAAGGACTTCCATCATGGCTCCACGCTACTGGACCGCTGCCGGTTGCTACCCTACCTGTCTTGTTGACTCCGGTGTCTTTATGTGACGGTATGCCTTTTTCTGTTGCAACAGCGGCATCATATCCATAGTTGTTGTTACCGCGTGGCATAAATCCGTTTTTCTTGCACCAAAGTGCAACGGCTGCCCACTCCGCGTTGGTCACGAGATGCCAACCTACACCTTTTAACTTGCAATTTGTTAGCGCAGAATCAATTGTCAATGAGTTTGCCGGGTCTTGATATTTCAGTGATAGTGCCCTTGCTGCAGCTCCGCTGCCAACAACGATGTTTTGGTATTTTGACACATAAATAAATGGTTTAATCACACCATTTAAGATGAATGCCGAATGGGGATATTGTCCGCCACCGGTAAGGACATCTGCTTCATTGAAGCAAGGAACGACCACCATAACGGAAGGATTGCCCTGGTCATCAAATATTACAGTATTCCGACCAAAGCTGGCATCCTGTACCCGCTCACGCCAGGACCGCTGTTCTGCGGCATCGGTAATAACTCCGCTACGCTGGAATCGCTCAGTAAGCGAGATTTCAATTTCGTTAATATCCCTAAGAAGTTGCCCCTGGGTATATGGACCACTAATGTATTGCATCTATTGTAACCCTCCCTCTGCTGCCACTGGCATTTCTGATATAGGGAATAATTCAATATTATTTCTACGTAAATCAGCTTCGTAGGTTGATAGATATGTTGATGCAGAAGTTTTATTGCCTTTGACAGAGGTTTCCCCCACTAGGTCAACGCCTTCATCCATGAAGTCAACTTTTATCGTGGTTGTACCGTCATCATTTTCGATAAATTCATGCATCATGCTTCCATCACCGCCACATTAATATTTACACCTTCTGATATGACGTAGATCGGCACCATAATTGTAGGGTCGAATTTAAATGTTATCACGGTCCCAGACTCAACAGGGAAACCAGTTTGCTGAGTAACGCTAGACGGGCCAATCCGGAAGCGAAGCACGGGATCTTCGTTTTTAATAATCATCATACGCCTACCTGTTTTTGCCGACGCCGCAGCAAATATTTCTGCCGCGGTAGTCGTTACTGTTTTAGTCCCAACGGACGGAGCTGCAACAATTTCATCTCCCGTGCCGGTAATAGTTGCACTTACTGACGCGTCTACTTTCAACTTTCCGTCAGAAGTCACTCCGACATCGTTTGAGCCATCTGTTATTTTTGCTTTACCAAGTAGTGCAGTCCCTGCTGGTAGACTACCAGTTAGCTTGGTAGGGATTGCCTCCGCATCCTGGTTAACAACCTTCACATTCCCGGGGCTTGCAGCCGTCAATAACGGGTTACCCTGGGCATCATACAGCAGCACTCTGCCAGCGCCGCCTTCACCTTTCCACATTTCAAATCCCGTCTCGTCACTATTTACATATTGGGGCACGGGCAAACCTCTGTTGGTTACTAAAATATCCGCATCAATAACAGCCGGCATTTTTTTTCTCCCCTTTCTTCTAAAAACCATTTCTCCTAGAGTTCGTATAACAAAACCTCTGCATCCAGTAGCTTTATACCGTCTAAACCGTAAGTACCGTCGAGAAACCACAAGTCGTGTTCAATTATTACCCTGGAGCTGATATTTTCCGTATTTTGGTTGCTTGCAGTATAGCCTAAATTTAAGTCATGTTCTTTTTGGATCTCCTTACTACTAAGGTTATACGTACTATCAAGTAAAGCCGCTACAGATTGCTGTGTAGGCATATAAAAACCCATACATGTTAAAATAGGTTCATTGGCGTAAAGAGACCCACTAAGTAACCAACTACCGTCCAAATACAATATACGCTCATTCCAAAAATTGATTGTTGCCCGATAGGTAATAGTAAGTTCTATCTCTTTGGGGTTTGTTGCTAAAAAAGGCATAACCCACACTTTACCAACATGCGCACGGGTAACTCTTTCAACGAAGGCAGTTATTTGGTCAAAGCCAAAAACATCTGTGTAAGACGGATTAGTTCGGATCCACATCTCACTTAAGTTAAATATGTTTTCGATAGTCACTTCTATCCCATAAGAGCGCAGTGCATTAATCAGATCCGACTTTGTCATCGGACCGCCGGGTTCTCGCATTATGGCGATAATATTAGCACGACGGACATCCAAGGATACAGCCGGATTTATAGGTATACCGTACTCAGTTTCACGAATAGGTATGGTTTCAACGGCTGTAGAGACTCGCATTTCCTGCTTAACTTGATTAACTAAGGCGTCATACTTATCCAAAACGGTTCCCAGACCTCCAAAAAGCCTTTGGTTCCCCTGACCTTTTAAATCCAGCCACCTGTGCGGGAAAAAACTCAATAAAAACAATTTAAACCCCAAGGCCATCACATCCTACGATATTAAAATCGTTCCAGGTAGCGCCATCTCGGTATTATCCAGCACCTGGTTTGCTGCTGGTGTGGTCATATTAAAGTCAATCAGTACTGGCTTTTTATCAGTGTCAATCAGGTCATAAGCACCGCTCGCTGCAGTAATAAGGTTAACCACACGGATAATTCGGTCAAGGTTTGCCTGTCCGTTAATATATTCCTTCAAAGCAGCTTCTACAATTGGCCTTCCCGTGTCAACTGTGTATCCTTCCCGCCACACACAATCGGTTAAAGTAACATCCACTGCAACCCCCGTTGGTGAAATAACTAACACTCCTCCATCGGCAATATCGGCAGGTATTTTAGTGTCGATATACGCCTGCACATCATCAACAAGATCCTGGCTTGGTATCCCGTCAGGACCGGAAATCATAATATCAACTGTTCCATTACCACGATTGCGAGGAAAAACTGTAGCCGATACCACACCATTAACACTTTCAGCCCAGATCTTATAGTCTGATGAGGTTCCCCCGCGCTCCGGGTTGCGCTTACGGGCCAGGATCCTGGCCCGGTATGGTTCATCGTCCTCTTTTTCTGTACCAGTCTGCAAAAGAGCCGAATCAGTTACAAAATCAAACCCGGCCTGAGCCACCAGGTTAATGGCACCATCGGGAACGTTTCCAATTTCCCCTGTCTGGGTGCATTCAACCTGTACCCCTACTATAAAAGAACTACCGGTAGGGATATATTTACCCTGCCCAACCACTACCCGAAACTGAACAGGTGGGTCATTACCAACCGGTGTGGTAGTTAATAAGAAATCATCTGGTACGAGTAGATCAGCAACCACAGGGGCACTTTTATGCAGCGTTACTGTATGAATGGACTTGGCAGCTAGTTTTCGGTCTACCCCATATTCATAACCCATTTCGTCTAATTTATCTTCTTTTGCTCCTATAGCTGTTAGCTGGTCATAAACCATTTTAATTACAACTACCAGTATATAAATAGCTTCTCTTAGTCCTACGATCAGATGTTTAATAACCCATTGATTAGCTAAATCCTGAATGGTTTTATTCGACCCAACAATGTCATTAACCAGGGTCTGTGTAATTTCGTCCTTTGTTGGCCATATCAAATATTTTCACCTCCAAGCGATAATTGAAGTTCCTGTAGCTCAGTCTCGCCTCGGGGAAGGTATTTAACGTAAAGCATTTTGACCTGCTTACCTTCGATTGTGATTAACTGCAGCTGACATTCAAATACCTGCTCTATCCACCCTTGCCCTCCACTCTGGGTACCAATAAGCAGCAGGGCTGCTCTAGCCTCAGCCTCTACCATTCTCGCATTCTCCTCGGTATATGGCTTGGTTAGCAAAGTATACAATGTTGTTCCATAGTTGAGGAAAAACACACTTTCACCCAGGTCGGTTAATAGTCGTAAATAGGCTTGCTGCTTGATATTATCTTCGCTGCTAACAGTTGATAGGTTGTCCATGTCAAAAACAATATCTCCGTTTAAAATTAAAATATCTGTTCCAGTATTTATCATGTTTCAAACTCCGTTAACTTAGGTTCATCTTCAGCAACTAAGGGACCTTTATCAATGAGCCCCAAGACCACATATTGTTCACTGCCGAGGCTTCCTTGAACTGCGGCTGCCAGAACTTCTTGGCCTACCTTGTAGGGCCACTGAGGCAGGTGTATTGTATGATCCTCATGCGGGTGAGACGGTCCCGGGGGAACATGCTCAGGGTGCGTAGCATGGGTTTTATGCCGGCGAAACGGGTAAAAGGTATCCATAAGGCACCTACACCAGCCTGTTTCTGTTTCCCATGGCTGTATTAGAATCTTTAACAACCTGTTATCCTCGTCAACGGCAACAATTTCAGCGAAGACAATAGGGGATTGAGGAATTAAATCTTCCATTGTTTTTTGCTGCTCAGTAAATAGTCTCATTAACCGAATTGCCCCCCTTCCTCAAAAGGTAGATTCGTAAAGCTAATTTCTGCCTTTAAACCTTCTTTTGATCCCAATACCACGATTTTAGGTGTAAAGTATACCTGACTCAACCCAACCCCCACACCATTTAGACTAATGCGCCGGTCATTTGATAGCTCCGGAAACCAGTCAGTGTCAAATGAACCATATACCTGCTGCCGAGACAAATCCTCCAGGATACTTCTTGCTTTTCTCTGGCATTGATCCCGGGTAAGATTCGGGTAGTAATACCGTTGGGTGTACTTGTGCCCGGTCGATGAACCTGAAAAGGACGCCTTTTCTACTATACGCTGCCCTTTGCCTTTCTTTTTACCAGGTATCCAGGATATAACCTCCACTATAAGGTTACGTGCTGCGTTGGGGGCTCTTTCAATACAAAAATGCTCATCAATGTTAAAGCCCCAGGTAAAAGAAATCGGGTCAAGGGTATAGCCGGGGAGATTTTCTTGCGGACCAAAATACCATTCCTCGCCCTTCACCCTTGTTGTAAATCCTTCATTTTGGGCCATATATAAAACAAAATCCCAGTGTGATATTTCACGCTTCGTGTCAACATGGTCTTCCTTTTCGTATCCACCTATCAGAGTGGCTGTTTCCACCGGTACCACTGGAGTTAAACCATGAATAGCAGCAATTTGCTTAAACGCAGCTGTAGAAGTCTGGTTTTGCCACTTAGCTGTCTCCTTATAGTCAAATGGCTTTGCAGCATAAGAGCGACCATGGATAGTTACAATTTCCCCATCGCGCTTAGAGAAATCCCAAGTAGGCCTGTCCATCATGCCTTCAATTAACAAAGCAGGATCTCCCTCGCCCTCGAAACCGGCTTCAATTTTAACTGCTGCTGTGCCAAAAACCAGTTCAGAGGATTTTGATGGACCACTAAAGAGCAGTTCATCCCGAGGCTGGTTTTCGGTTACCTCCCATGGCAAAGTTACCTGAAAGGCATCAACTGCCCCCAATCCGTTAGCCTCTGCCTGAAAAGAAATCCAATCTACAACCCGCTTATCATTTATACTTATTATTACTATTGGTTTACCAATAGTACGAAATGGACCTTTACGGTTCACAAAGGGATCCTTAAGCACTATTTATCACCAACTTCATGCCGGGTTGGATTTTATGCGGTCCATTAGCCAGAATGCCCTGATTATCCTGGTATATCTGTTCCCACTTATTTGGGTCACCTAAAAGGTTTGCGGCAATTCGGCTTAATGTATCTCCCGACTTTACGATATATTCTTTATTACTTATTGTCGTTGACTCCGCTACCAGTGAAGTTGCCTTATCTACCGCATCTACCACCTGAGTTTGATTTGAACTGTTATCAACAACCCGGCGTACCGTAATGGAAAAAGGAATTCGCCGGGCAGTCTTGTAATCCGGTAAGAATTCCTCTATTACTACAGGTATCGTAAATTTCTCAGTAGTAAGCAGCACTGCCTTTCCAGCAGTTCTCATTAGGCCTATGGTCATCATGCGTTCATAGGCATCAGTACCAGTAAACGTGCCACTCCAGCTTATAGGTCGGTAAGTCGGGCCAAAGTCCTGTATGCTCATACTGCCGCCCGGAAATTCCCGGATGGCTAACATCTGCTTGCCGCCTAACTGGATTAAATCGGGCTTTTCAAAATCCCTTAGCTCAACCCCTCCGAGAGAAACTTTCATCTACTATACCCCCTGGAAGCTGGTATGCCGCCCTATAGTGAGTCGGGCTTGCTGGGCTTTAAAGCCACTTCTTCTTTCTAATATATCAGCCACGCGTTCGGCAAGTACCCTAGAATCCTCACCCGGCTGTTGATAAATGTTTATTGTCACATCTCCATGATTATACACTTCCTTCCTGCCCAACACATCTGACAGTCTATGATTAGGTGTAATTTGACTACCCCGCGGTACATTCATTAACTCAGGCCCTTTTTCACCTACCCAGGCTAAGCCACCAGGGGCAGAATCCGTACCTGCAGCAAATCGAGCTATATTGTCATACATACTACCAGCTAATGCCTGACCACCAAACGAGCCCAAACCTGCACCAACTGCTGCACCAATCAGTGCTGTCAAAGGCGATAAAACACCAGCGCCGACAAGCGATCCGGTTACAGCACCAGTTAAAGCCCCTACTCCTATGGAACCCAGTGAAGAGCCTAGTTCTTTTGCTAATGCTTGCTTTTTATCATTTGCACTAATTATTTCCGATGCAGAAGCAAACAGTGCTAATGGTATAGCTAATCTTGAGAGTGTCTTAGTTATATCACTAAATCCCCGTGCAAGGTTTTTTGCTTGGTGGGCTATCCTGCGAACCTTATCCGCTTCTTCTATTGTGTTTGTTTTAGCTATTTTCTTCACATAGTCTTTATGAATTTCATGTACGGCTTTTTCATATCCAGTTCTACTAGATTCAAGCCCTACCGCCGCGTATTCAGCATTGTTAGCGCTATTTTGTATTTTTTCGCTACCGAAAAATCCTTTGACCCCACCCCAGGCATTAGACATGAAATTTCCAATACCACCAAAGAAACCTCCTTCAGCGTGCATTGGAATCCCTAGCATCTCTCCAGCCCTTTGCCATAAGGCTAGTGCTCCACCTCTTCTGCTTAGGGACAGAGGAATAATGACCTCTGGGCCAGCCTCACCTACAAGCCCAAGGTGTGAGCTGGTTATAATGCCACCGGAAGCGTACTTTGCAAGTGTCGAACCAGTTTCGCCTGACGTAACACTTACACTTCCGCCTATACCTGCACTCCTTTTAATATTTGACCATATCTCTTGCACCGCATGGACAGGGGACGTTGCCATGGACTTAATACCATCCACCAACATGCTTATTATATTGGCACCGAGATTATAAAAATCTGTTCCTAAGTTACCAAGAGTAGACTTCATATCAGTCCATGTATCGGAAAACATATTTTTGATGTCTGTCCAAGCCTTGCCCCATTTACCCGTTAAGATATCGCAACCAATAACAATAATACCAGACACAATATCCCATGCAATTTTAATTACTCCCACAATATAATCCCAAGCTAGTTTGGCTGAACTTTTAATGACACTCCAAGCACCTTTTAGAAATGCAATTGCTGGCTGCACACCGTTTTTGATAAGCGGTCCTACCACTAACCATACATTTGCCATTGCCTGTTTTATAAGAGGCATATTAGTAATAAACCAGGATTTAACCGTTGTCCATGCGCTTATCGTAGAACTTCTTACTGCGTTCCATGCTCCCATAATGGAATTCTTAATCTCATTAAATGCGGGCATAATCGCCGACTTAATAGTGTTCCAGAAACCAACCAATAATGGTCTTATGGTGTCCCAATTCTTGTACACAAGATAGGCAATACCTGCAACAGCAGCAATGGCAAGGACAGCTCCGCCAGAAAATAAGGCTATTTTACCGAAGGTGATACCAGCAACCGATAAGGCTAATTGTAGGGCTCTAAAAGATGTAACAACTACGGTAATTGCGCCACCTATTGCCAAAAAAGCACTAACACCACCCGCAATAGCAAATATATATTTACTCACCTGGGGATGCTTATCAAAATATTTTGTTAGCACCTCCAGTTCATCCCTTATAAGATTAAACATTTTCGATGTTCCATCAAGCAAAGGTGTGCCCAGCACGGTCAGAGATGTAACCCATGATTCTTTAGCTGTATCCATTATTTGGTTAAAATTCTGCATTTGCAAAGACACGCGCTCATTTAAGCTCAACTGATTTATTAAGCCATCTTGAATTTCCTCAAGCGAACCCTCCCCAGTTCGCAGTAGGGTGTATGCTGTCCTTCCGCCCTGTTCGCCGAACACTTTATGGAACAGTTTAATTAGTTTATCTGTACCCATCCCTTGCTCCGCCAGTTCAAATTGCCGCCCTATCTCTTTTTCATCGGCAATAATTTTGCCTCCACCGACAGTTTTTCGTAATATTTCCGCAATATCTTTAGCGGCTTTTAGTTGTCCTCGTGGATCTTTAGCGTAATCAAGGAATATAGACTTACCTGAACTGTCCAGCCAACCGACTTCGGCCATCATCTCTGTTTGTTTTTTTGTTTGCGGTACAAGGCGTTCCAGGAAGTTGCGTACAAATGTACCAGCGGAAGCACCTTCAGGTGTTTGAGTTCTGGTTAATGCAACCAGCACAGAAGAATCCAACACCTGTTCAGCTTTACTCCTATTAAGCCACATTCGCGTAGCTACACCAGCCATATTACCCAGGCCCCGGTTAATATCTTCTGCATTTGCTGAAGAAGCTGCAGCTACTTTTGTTACTGTATCAGCAGCTTCAAGCATTTGCTGGCCTGTCAACTGAAAACCAGCTCTAGTTTGAACCATAAGTTCTGCAGCAGATTCTGGAACCATTTTATTTAACTGAGCAAATTTTATAGTGGCCTCAGCGGCTCCGTTCATAATATCCTGATACTGAATACCGCCCTTTTGAAGCTCAACAAAAACACGTCCGGCATCAAGATTAGAAAATGTTGTTTCAAGACCTAACCTGGTGGTAAGGTTTTGAATGTCATGCATTTTTTGAGTAATTTCATTGGCCTTGGACGGGTCAAAAAGATCTTTACCGAAAGTTAAGGACTTAATTTCAGTCATAACTTCCTGCAGGTCTCCAGCCTTACTCACCGCTTCCTTGGCAGCTGCAGCGGTAGCTAACATTCCTGCTGTACCAACTGCAGCAAGGGCTCCCCCGGCAAAGCTAATATTTCTTAAACGGTTCATTTGATCTTGAACTTGCTGAGTTGCGCCTTCCAGTAAGCGAAATTGTGAAATTATATTCCTGACACCGCTACTGATATGATCTGCTAGCGATATACTTATCGCTAAATCTAATATCGAACTCATAAAATCACCTCCCTTACTAAAATAAAAGCATCCTATATAGGATGCCATAGCTTTCATCTTAACTTTATTGAGTTAAAAACACCTGTTATTTCATCTTTAACTGCTTGAACATTACCGCCAGTACCATCAAGGTCGTTCCACATTTCTTTAATTAAATCAACGTGTATTTTTATATACAAATCGTTTATACTAAATACGTTATTGGCATTTTCCGGCAATACTAGTCCAACTGGAAACTCTTCAGTAAATATATTTCTGTTTTTATCAATATTAGCCCGGGTTTCATTGGCAAAACTTGCCCATTCAAGTTTATCATAGTTATTTCTTTGTTCGTTATATTTTTGGTTAATGGAATTATAAATAGATTTTAAAAAGTCTACATGAATTTGCAACTTCTCACTTTCTACTACTGACTGAGGTTTTTGTGAGGAGGCTTTTAATTTTATATCCACCTCTCGCGATACCCTCATAATGTTAAAGCCAAACGACTCTTGGACACTATCTCCTTTCAAATACTCCCCATCCTTACCAACCAATTTAAGTACAGAGTCTGACTGATTACGAGGAGTAAACAAAACTTCAACAACATAAGGACCTATGAATTCAGGGTGATTAGGTGGTAGCAACTCAGTTGAAAACTTTCCATTAATAACTTCCACCCCGCTAGTTACTCCTATATATGCTGCCGTTTCTGGACGTCCTGCAACATCAAGGCTAACAGAAAGTTTTGAACCTACAGGTAAATCTGTTGTACCGGCAATCAAGACTTTATCATTCTGGTAATCTACATCTAAGATTTCGAGTTTTGAAAATTCATTTGTTCTATCATTGCTTTTATTTCCAACTTCCTCTTTATCACCTTCACACCCCACCAAAACCACCATCAACAAAGCCATCATCACAAAAAGTAAAATTTTCCTCACAATACCCCTCCTTTTCAGTAATTAATACCACACCGGAGAGGTATTTCCTTCTTTTCCTGCTAGACAATCACCAAGCATCTAAGTTATATTATTTACTCATAGCAATCACTTCCTCTAATTATTCCACGTGGAATAATTCTGTCACTCTTAATAATATTCGTCGACATTCTTTTACAAAGGAATCACCTCACTGTTGTCGAATATTGCCATGGGGTGTAATTCGAGAGAAAGAGAGGTGATTAATATTAGCGATAAACCAAAAGATGCTGAGAAACCCAGACTAGTACCAATACTCGACCATGCCTTAAATGAATCGTACCTAAAAGAAACTGCAAGATTAACAGAACAAGTGGATAACGATCCACCGCCACCACCCAAGAAGCCTTAATTTATTGCCTGAATTCTTCGGCCCTCCGTTTAGCATCTTCGTATGCTGACGGAGGGAAAAATTCATAAACTGTTTTAGTAACTGTATCTACGTATGTTCTTTCAGGCTTCTCAAGCCATCCATTCCAAGCTTGAAACTGCTCCGTACAAATTAAAAGCATTCCCTTGTCTTGAGCCCCAGGAGTCCAGCTTGCTTCAAATAAACCTACTATCGCACATTCCTTCTTATCAATTTGGTAAACTCGAATAATAGCTTCTTTTTCGCTACCAACAAACTTCTCCCAAGCAGATTCTGACGACAGTACTGGACGTAGCCCATCCCGTTTTTTGTATGTCCAATTGAGAATAAATCTTCTCCCCTGCTTTTCCCACCATAAAGCTATTAGTAAAGCAACGATAAAAACAGTAAGAATATAAAAAATAAAACACGGCATTTTTAAAGTAATAGCTTCAAAATCTATTATAGAAAGTTTTTTATGAAATCTAATTGATGCTGCTCCCCAAGTAAGTAAGATGCCTGGGATACTGAAAAGCAATCCGATTACTGTTTTCTCAAAATCAGTGGAAGTCTTGCTCTCAGATGGACCAATCATCCGTGCCAAATATGAAGCGATTATGCCGGGCAGCACCAATAAAATAGTGCCAAGTAAATTAAAATTAGTCATTGTTTCACCTCAATACTAGAGTTCGATATAATTTCCATTTTCCCCTCCAGTATATTCTTAAATTATTTCACGTGGAATAATTTAAACAACCCCCCTTCCCTTTTCATCGATAAACTCTATCAATAGAAAAACACCCTGGGAATGGGTGTTTTAATCTAAATTTATGTCACCAGTTTCATTTTCTCGAACACTCTATCTTATCTGGCAATGTCTCAAAATCATAATCATCGGGAAAAACATCAATTACTTTCCATCCAAGTCTGTTAAGCTCCCCGTCTCTTACCCTAGCCTTTCTACTAGAAAATATGGTTTTTGAGGTCCATATCTCAATGCCTACGGAACAGGTAGGAATGCCTATATCAAGATAATATAAAGGCTTTTCTTCAAATCCCAATAGCACTGGAAATTCAATTGCTGCAACATAGCTATTTTGTATTATTTTAATAAATGCAGACATTTTTAAGAAATAGTGTAGATATGTTTCATTTCTATGTTTACCATATCTACTTCTCAATGATTTATACATATCTTTGAGCGGGAACCCTTCAAAAACACCATTCCTTAAATCTTCATTTAATTTTTCGATATTAATGGTATCTACCACTTCTTATTCCTCCATGGGTTAAAAGAGTTTTAAGTTAAAATTCCGTTATCGACCAAATCAATAACGGAATTAATGAGAATAGGTATCTTGACTCCCCTACTTAACCCGCCTTAACTGGCCCGGAATATTCCCATTAGACCAGCTAAATACAACCTCGCCCTTTAGGTCTATCTCTGCCTTTACCCGACCCAGGAGAACCCCTACAATCATAATCTTACCTATTTCTGCACCTGCCAAATCGCCGCTATCAATATCCTTATCCACCTGCTCAGCGGCTTTGCGTAATACGGCTGTTCAAACTGTTCAATTTGAGCCTGATTAATTTGAGGCAGATTCATGATACACCTCCACATAATTATCATTTACGTTAAGCTCATTTTCGATCTTGTCCAGCCATTGACGGGCTTTTATAATCGCTGACCTACATTCCATTCTTAATTCGGGCCGACTAATTAACCGAAGTGAACTGTTAATTACAAGTAAAGGGGCGGTTTTTTCAATAAAACCATATATCTGCATTATTACGTCAGTTGCCGCCTGTTCTTCTTTACGAAGTTCCGCTTCAGGACTTTCCCTTAATACCCTCTGCTCCTCATTCAACTGCTTAATCTTTGCCTGGTACCACTTTTGCTCCTCTTTTAGTTTGGATAACTGATCCTTAACCTTTTCCGGCACTACCTCCACCGTTACGGTTTTTTCTATGATCTCTGGCTCCTTATTTTGTGCTTCAGTCAACTTTCTTTCTAAATCCTGCACCCGGTTCTGCTCTGCCTTTGCTTTGGCCTCTGCATCCTTGGCTTTTCTTTCGGCAGCATCAAGTTTAGCCTTTGTTTCAAGGTGAGCCTTATTAATGCTGATTTTTTCCTCGTTGAGCTGCTGAATGATTTCCGGTTCTGCATGTTCCGCTATGAATTTGGCTTTACGGTATTGTTCACCACTACCAAACCCGATCTGCTCTGCAACCTCGTCTCTTGAATTGCCTGCTGCCTTACTTCCTGCAAAATTTTGCAGAATGTCATTTCTTGCACCTTGCCTTTGCTTAGCTCGTTCTTTCTCAATTAGTTCAATCTTATTGGAAAGTTCCATCATTTCTGTAAAGGTAAAATTTTTCCGGTGTGCGTTTTCTGCACGTTCTGCTTTAAATTGTTGTAAATAATCCTCAAATTCTACTATTCTAACTTCAATCTGCTTTAGTCCAAGCGACTGACAGGCTCTAATCCTTCTCTCGCCGGCTACCAAAACATATTCTTTAGTGATTACAGGAGGTTGGAGAAGCCCTATTTCCTTAATAGAATCGGCAAGTTCCTGTAAGTCTCCTAGATCTTTTCTTGCTCGGTCAACTACTTTAATTTGATTTATATCTACAAGCAAACTTTCACCCCCACCTTGTCCATCCATCGCCCTAAAGGGTAACCGCCTAAAGGCGGCAATATTAAAAGGAGGGATTATTTACCCTCCTTTTTTTGTCTCAACATTTTAAGTATGTTCGTTCGTTTCTTGACTTTTCCAAGAACTTTACTTTTCTTAATTAGTGGGTAAGCGTTTTTCCGAGGACCGCAATAAACAACTTTGACTTCGTATTCGCTTAGTATTTCATATACCGCCCTATACGATTCGTCGTTATAATCTATAACAAACTTATAACAGCCGATCAAGTCTCCACTCAAAGCAATGCCCGCCTCTATATCCTCATAGATGGCGGACAGTTCGGCTTTAAATAGTTCCTTTAATTCCGATGGACACTTCTTTAAAAATTTTTTAGCCTCACTCACAAATTCTACACTAATCACCGAAAACGTCATCCCAAGAATACGTCTTTCCCGTCCTTGCTTCCCTACGTCCTTTTTCTATTTTAGATATTGCTAGCTTGTCCCTTTTAAGTGATGCTGTAGCTGCTATGTCCGGTTTTTTCTTCCCTCTAAACTTCGTTTCTATTGTAGCAATAGCAGGTGGCATAGTAACACCCCTCTTCCTTAGTAATCCCTTTACTTTGTATTTTTTTCTGTTACTCATAGATTACCACCCTTATCCAAAATATAGAAGTAATTTATAGTTATTATTTCCATATTATAGGCTAAAATCCTGCTAGGTCAGAAAATATTTTTTGATTTTATGTATCAACTACTTATATTTTTCATATAATATATATTTACCTATTTGGGACTTAAACATATATACCATTGCACTGGAGTTCTACAACCCCCCCCCCGGTTATCTTTTAACCGGAATTAACTTTTTCCCTACCATTAAAGGAAACACCCCCCAGCTGTCGAATACTGCAATTAATGGAGCGGTTTCGAGGAAGGGAGGTGTATTTATGTCAAAAATACCACAAAAGTCAATTAGAGGTAGCGCTAATGACAGTGCGACAAAAGCTTCTATAGTTCCAGATAATTTCTCAGTTACTAGACAAAGTATTATTCCCGATAAGGCGCAACAACCAGATACAAACCAAACTTCTGATAAAAAATAAGATTCAATTAATCATCCTTCTAGCCCTCTATTTCTATTGCCTTATTAAATTCATTGGCATTGTATATAACTACAGCAACTCCCGATTTTGTATCCACATAAACCCTATCGACCGGGACATTGTATTTAGTTACAATGTCCTCAACTTTTTTAGAATCAGCTAGAAGAAGGCATCTTTCTTCTGAGATACTTTCTGACATATTTATTGGACTTCCATAAACTTTTGCATCTTTCAATATGACCTTTACTGCCTGTGATTCTTCACCATGAAAAGCATCTTCCCAAACCAAATTCCCCTCATTAAGCTCTGCTTTATTATTACTTTTTCTAAATTTATTAATTAGTTTAATTGCAAATTCCTTTTTGACAAAACCATTCCAACATCCACAAACTACATAAGCCATTAATAAACTCGAAAACATATATAATACTAAACCGCTTAACGACTTTATTTCTGTCTGCAATTTCGTAATATTTGCCGCCTCTAAACTACCCTCTTTTAATGCCAATAAAAACAAATTACCAATTAATACTGGTATTGAAAAAAGAACAGCTATTACCAACTTTTCTATATTAGTATATTTGGCAGAGGGGTGTGAGCCGACTCGTTCATTTATCAGTATTGCAATTAGCCCCGGAGCCAACAATAATATGTATGCGAGCAAAGTATCCAAAACTACACCCCTTATTAAATTATAACAAAATATGTACTTAAAAGCTTCAATTTAAATCTAATCCCCCGGCTAAAATCTGACCGGGGGATTCTTTTCGTTCCAATCATTAACAACCTGCACGCATGCCAAAAGTTCAACCTCTGTCATGTCCATCGCTTCGGCATATGAAATACCTGCTCCGGAAGCCAAGGAAAGTTCGATCCGCAACTTGAACCATCCTTGATTTGCTAGTTTTTTGCCAGTTCCTCAAGCTTATCCTTTACAGACCTTGGCATGTTTTCTTTTTCAAATTCAGCCCATTCCTCATAAGTGAATTTATCCATCACCTCAAATATTTCAGCAAGGTTTTGAGGTACATCCACCTTTTCCCCATTAACGGCATCGACACTAATAATGTTCTGTACGGTCAAGGTTGACATAACGCCACCAATATTATGCCCACCTTCATCCATACTTGACGCTAAAAGTTTGCGCTCAATAAAATGGTGCTGGCCCTTCTTTTCCCGTAATTCAATTTTCTTACCGGTCGATAAAATAATTTCTAACATGAACTATACCTCCAGAATTTTAATTTATTTTAACGTGGTTTTTCCACGCTCTTACCTATGAGATTTTGCTACGCTTAACCGCATGCCAGTTTAATGTATTATTGAAAGGTTTATTATTACCGTCAACCGACTTCTTAAAGCCATCAAAGGTAACCCCTTCATATTTGTACTTTCGAACGGTGCCGTCCTTATAAGTCTCAGTAGTAAAAATCAAAAACTTAAGCGTACCGCCGTTTTGCTCCTGATATTCGTTCTTTTTATCTACAATGTCATCGTAGGCTGTATTTACGCTTTGCCCTTCAATACTCCCCTTCCAGCCGCTTTGGATGACCTGGCGGTGCTCGGTTTCCTCACCAATGGGATTCTTTTTTTCTTCACTGGTTATTTCTTCAACCGACCATTTTAGGATTTCCGGTGTTTTCTCCAGAACATTACCTAATTCATCGGTTAGGGCAACTACAAGTTTTTTACCCAGCAATCCATCTTTGGCCATATTAATTCACCTCCACATTTGTACCGCCTTGGAAATTAAGTAAAATCCACTCAGCGGTATTGTAGTGTTTGACCTTAATGTTCTGAACAAACTGATCGATAGCTGCTGCTGCATCATCGAAGGCGATTGAATACGCCTCGATTTTACTTGTTTCTTGTTCATCAACCGGTGCAACAAGGTTATCAAAAAAAGTTCGGATCCTGCGCTCTGCATTGCCTTTCATAACCTTCGTCATAGCCTTACCCTGCCAGGGAGCTGCCACAGCCTCTAATGCTTTTTCAATCCAGCTATTTAACCGGCGCTTATTTACTTTGCGGTTTTCATCATCACTGATTAGTTCACCTGCCACATCGGTCTTAGCAAGAGTGTAATCGTTAGCTATGCGCCAGGCCAAAGAACCATCACCGGCTGCCGAAGGTTTAAGCTGGAAGGCAGCAATCTGATGATTATATAACTGGGAATACTGGTCAAAGTCAAGTTCCTGCTCTGCCCCGGATACCCAAGTACATTCTACGGCAAGGCCGGAATCTTCGATGTTTCCGATTACATGGGCAATGGCCGACAAGCAAGCACCGGAGGTATATTGGTCTCCCACTGATTTATAACGACCATAGACCATCTGCATAAAGTCAGTGTCATAAGTATCCCGGTAAGTGACAGCAGCATCCACATTAGCTGCAGAACCGATACCACAATATGTCAAACAGTTGTACTTCTCACCGAAAGCATATAATGCAGCATCAGCCGTGGCCTCGGAGAAGTCGGCAAGGGCTACATCAGATACAACTGTTCCCACTAACTCCAAAAGTTTAAGACCGGTTCGTTTACCTGTACCAGAGTCGTAGGTACCAATATAATCAGCTGCAGTAAGTGCTGCTCCGTTAGAACCACTGGTTAACTGTGTTTGAGCCAGTACAGCTGGACGGGCATCGGTAAAGGATGCAGCATCGGATTGTAAATCCTCCAAAACAAAATGCTCGCTGCGAGAATTGACATAGGTTACCGCATATCGAGCACTTGCCGGATCCATACTTAAGTTGTCATAGGTTTCAAAGCCACCGATATCAGACCATAACATCAGTTTAAATGTATTGGCATCGGTTCCATCGGCAGCTTGTACGGTAAAGATGTTGGCATACTCACCCGGACCGGCTTTTGGTGTCACCTTAAGAGTTGGATCCGGTGTTACTTGTCGGTCATTCAATGTTTTGCTGGCTATGGCGTATCCGGCACACAGAACCCGCACAAAAACAGCTTTTTTAACCCGTGCCCGGTGTAGATGGTCTAACAGGGCGTTACCCTTTTTGGATGCAGTTGTCAATCCCAGCACCGACGCTACAATCTCAGAAAGACGTTTGGTCGGCGTTTCGCTGGCGTAAACATACTGGTTAACTGGTCCCCGGTCGAAATCACCCACAAAACCCAACACAAAGTCCTTCAAGTCTACTGCATCCGACTGCGGCACAGCTAACTCATTAATATATAAGCCTGGTGGGTACCCGGCTAAAGATGTTACTCCACGTAAAATCAATGTTATCCCCCCTAAAATTCTTGAATCTTAGGCTTAAATTTACTTACATCAATGGCACTTACCAATTCCTCGGTGAATAACTTTCCGCGGCAGGAAAATGTTAAATCGCTTTGATACAGCCCTGTTTCTCCTCTGGGTGGAAGTGGTGAACCTTTGGTGAAAATTTGTACCGTTTCACCCCATTTATCATCCTGGATGGGGATTTCGTTTTCTGTTTCGATGTAAACCATAAATTCTGTAGCCAGGCGCAGTGCAGTTCCCTGTCGCTCGGCAAAAAAAGAAACCTGGATAAGGTAGTCAAACCGCAGGATTTCAGTTCCAACCGTGTAAGTACCGTCCCCGTTATCAATTAGTCCATGTGGCTCATACTCACGCATTAGAGCCTTTTCAGAAGTACCACTGACATATGAGATATTGGCCCCTGGAAGCACCGGTTTGTTATTATCCTTGGGATCTAGGGTAAATTCCGTTGGGTCGGGTTGCTCATCCCTTACTATAAACTCAGCCCCGTGAACTACTCGGACTGCAGTTTTGATTGCCTTGTACATTTCAACTAACGGGTCTCTCATCTTCCAAACCGCCTTAATTCATGCATTAGTTCCTTAGCCACGTCTTCTTTAATCTCTTCTTTGGACTCATGTAGAGCTGGCCTTAAATAGGGTCTCGGGGGTATTTTCTTCGGCGCATAACCAAACTCTTGGGCCGCAGCATAATCTCCTGGGCTTCCTTTGCCCTGAGTACCACTACCGGCAGCAACTCCCACATACATTACACCCTTGCTATCCAGTTGACTGTCATCTGTGGTTATTGCTTGTTTTAAATGCCCGGCAATACCTACTAACGGAGCATCATCATTCCCGCCAGCACCCCACGAACCGTGTTTTACGATGTACTTTTTCCCTGCCCCAGTTAGCTTTCCTTTATTTTTGCCTGATTGAGACATGTGTTTCCGCTTAACCGTTTCAGGTTTTAGCTTAGGCCAGGCGGGATACCCACCGGATGCCGGTTGATAGGTGCCAAGCTTTTTCTTGGCCTTACCCATCACCCGTGCCGCACCTTTTTTGAGCCCTTTCTTTGTAGCTCGGTCAACACCACCGGGGATGCTGCTTAGTGCCTTATATAAATCGCTAAAATCGGCCAATTAAATCACCCTCTTTGCCTGACATTCTTTAATTACCAACTGACCGGCCAAAGTAGCCGGGGCAACCAAAGTGATTTTAAATTCCTTCCCGTCATATTCCATAAGTCGACTTTCCTTTACCTTTCTTTCGTCAGGCTCTCCCGAATCATCCAGTACAATGAATTCTAGGACTTCATCCGGGTTATCACCAAGCTCCATAGGATTTTCCTTGGTGTCATGGCCGGTTACCACGATCTTTATAGTCTCTTTATGAGGTTCGGGCTGCCCCTCGTCCTCAATACTTAACTCATCCCGGTTCTCCACACCGGTGGCAGGGGTTTTTAAGATAACATCCACCTCATATCCTTTTTGCCGGATATGTTTTTGAATTATATTTTTTACCTTGTCGGACAGCTTAAGTGCATCCATTAGGTGCACCCCCCAACGACTAGCTTGACGTTACGATTGTAGTTATCAAGTCGCCGGGCAGCCAGCTTAGAGATTTCATCGAAGTTATCAAACTTTATTTCCAACCCCTTACCCAGCTTAAGGCCGCTGATTTCGGCACCTTCGCGGACGATATCAGAGAGAAGCTTCCACATGCAGTAATCAATTAAGATTGCCGCATCTCGGACGGGGACTGTTTCAATAGTATGATCGCCTAAATAGGTGTATGAGATAGTTCCGGTACCCACCGGAGCCGCATCAAGGTATAGTGTCTTATCCAATATCTCGTGATTCTCCAGGCCAGAAAGCCAGGTCTGGTAATCATCGGGAAACTGATATTCCACAGTACCCGGTACCAAGCTAAGAGCACCCTTCTTTTTCCTTGGCCGGTACCGGGAGTAGTCGCCTATAGTATCACTGATAATATCACTCAGCTGCGGGTCCGGAATCCTGTACGGTTCCTGATTGTCTCCTATTTCCCCGCGAAGCTTTCTTAATAGTTCCGCTTTCTCCATCAGATTTCACCTCTTTTTTTAGGGAAGAAGTAGAGGCTGTCTTATCTTTCGGGGCAGCCTCAAATTCTGCATACATTTGTCCGGGACCAATCATTTGACTAGTTACTGGATGGATAAACGCATGTCCTGTGTTCACTTTCAAATAATCCACCCGCCTTAAGAGTTGTAAAATTTAATGGTCCGGTACGGCGGGTTGTAAGTTACCCCATCTTTGTCCGTTACCAGCGGAGTGGCAATACTTATTTGCTGTGTGGCGTGGTACTGCTTGGCTGAAGTGATTTTGCCATCCGTTGTATAATACGGATCCGGCCCCTCAATCTGCATCGGGGAACCAGTACCGAAGCGAGTTGCATTAATTTTGCCAAGTAGAATCCTTTTGTCCCCAGCCACCCAGGGAACGTTTACTTCACCTAGTTGTAAGCCATTTCTGGTTGCAAAATACATTCGGCCCTGCAATAGGTTTGTTCCTTCCGGAGAGGCAGACTTATAGAACAGTTCCGCAATCTTTGCATTTACCATGGCATTTAAACTGCCAATGCCGAAATTAGGTACCGAATATCTAGGGGCACCACCCATATAAGCTTTCTCGTAATCGAAAAGCTCTAATAGTCTGTTGTAATACTTGGCAGCTTCTACTCCGCTTGGTACTGTTAAATTAAAAAACGATATATTAGTAGCATAGCTGTAAGAGATGGTTGGCTTATTGGTATCATTGTCCACCCCGGACGCCTCAGTCAAATAGACTTTTGCATTTTCAAAGTCAACTGCATAGTCAGCACCAGCAGATATTTTGCCGGTAACTGGGTCCCATGTGCCTCGTGTAAGGGTGGCAACCCCTAGCTTAGCAGTAATCGGTTTTGCGGTTGTAGTTTGCTTTTGGCCTGCCGGGTCAATGTACTGGCGAACCCTCGGTCGTACTACAGGTGGAACAGTTGCACCAATAACTCCAGTAGAATAACCGCAAAGAAGACTCACAATCCATGCAGCATTTGAGCCAGTCGGGACATTGGTTCCAGGAACCGCAACAGCTATTTCTGCAGCAGCGACAGCTTCATTAGTCACAGCTACAGACTGGTATTCATCAGAGATGTGCAACATTTCAAGACTTAGGCGCTGGTCTATATAGCGAGAGAAACGCATGGCTAAATTAGCTAGGTTCCGAGCCAGCACATCATAATTAAAGGGGCCGGTCTGCAACTCGCGCATAGCCTCCTTAGTAACTACGGTACCGCGCTTCATCCACTCAGCACCGAATTCCAGGGTTACAGTGGACACGCCTTCAGTGGGAATACCGTCAATTTCACCCACAATTAGGTCATCCTGAGAATATAGATCCATGGATGTTATTTCAGACAGTATTTTATGAGTGGTACCACTAAACGGTTCAGCCATTACCAGTTGTAGGAACATGAGGTCCTGCCATACCTGTTCCATAATCGCTTGAGAGATAATAGGTGCCTGGGCAAAGTCTCCAGTAGTACTGATAGCAGAATCAGTAATAGCTCCATCCGTAATAACTTGGGCAGAATCAGTCAAAGTCTTCATGTATTTGGTATATTCCGGGTTATTTTCTCTGTCCATACGGGCTAAGATATTATTTAAGATAGATCTATTTGCTTTTCGCAAGTCGGGATCCGGTAACGCACCTGTCCTAATTTTAATTTGGTCATCCAGTGCAGCTTGAAGATTATCGACAATAGGCCTCCAAGGCTGGGCAGCAGCACCTATCTGAATTTCCGGGTCAATAACTGCAACTCTACCCGCCATGGGAACACCCAGGGCAGCCAACTTGCTGCTTATGGCAATAGAATCAACAAAAGCCTTTTCCTGCTCAATAAACCCAACTACCTGTGCGGCATCGGTGATAGCCTCACCCTTTTTAATCAAGGCATCTTTGGTTTTTTGGTCATAAGGTAAGGCGGTTACAGCGTCAGTGAGTGCCTGCTGTGCGGCAGTTTTAGCTTGTGCGGCAACTACTTCTGCCTGGCGTGTTTCTTCTGCCTGCCTAAACTTGTTTAACTCATCGGTCAGTGCGGTGTGCTGATCTGCCTGTTCTTTTGCGGCGATCATGCTGTCGCAAATGCCAACATACTCATTGTCGGCGTTCTGCGCTTTCCATGCCTTAAGTTCTGCAAGGGTCATTAAATGAAATTTGGGCACGTTATCGCCCTCCTTTTTGTTGAGTTGATCTAATATTTCGGATACTGCGGAATCGGTTAGCTGCTGTGGCGTATCAAAGGCGTCAACTTCTGCTGGATTCAACACGATATCCCAAGTGTAAAGAGTTAACTGCTTGGCCACACCAACTTGTTTTCCGTTAACCCTCGCGGGCACTAATTTACCGGTCATACGGTTACTAAAACCTATAGGCAGTCCGGCATCCAGCATGGCCTGCACCTGCTTGCCCATATCGGTTTGTAGTGGTTTAAACTCAGCGATTACGTTCCCTGCTGCGTCAATATCTGCCTTCCTGAACTTGACCGCCTGGTTAGGTACTTTGGAATCAAAAAGCACCCTGCCGTCAGCGCCTTTGAAGCTGCGGGGGTGTGGATGCTCTCCAGCGTACGGGAAACCTGCATCACTTAGTGCTTTTAGCGCTGGACCATAGACAGGACGTGGGTAAAGTCTGACATTGCCGTTTATAGCGTCGACTTTAGACACCGTCTGCCGGTACCAACCAGACGGTTTTCCGGCATTATCAGTAATCGCTACTGCTGCACTAATACAAACGTCCTGCATCTCTCCTGCTTCGTCAGTTATTGCGCCGTGTTGTGCGTCAGAAACTACAGTAACAGTGGCATTTTGCATCTGAAAACCAGCTTGCGCCGCTATTTTTTGTGCTTCTTGCTCTTTTCTGACAGCATAGCCTATATCCCAATAACCAAATTCAGCGCTACATTTAGCACCTATAGCTTCGTAATAAATCCTCCGATCAACTTCTGTTAAGGCACTATTAGCGAGTTTCTTTTTAATGGCCAGAAGTCCGACCGCTGTTGTTGCGGCCAGTATTTCAGCCATTTGAGGATCATCGGTCAGCGCGTCAGTTACTGGAGCTGTATTGTCATCTGTTGCATTGTCGTTTATAACCTGCTCCTCGCCGGGCCTAAATCCGATTGTATTTCCTTTTTCGCCAGGCTCCAAGCTATCTAAAATAGCTTCTTCCCAGTCGCTATTTGGCAGTTTCATAATATCCCCCTTTCATAAGTTAAAGAAAGTTAATAGTAACGTGTCGGTTCTCTCGCCTTTGCCAAATCTATTCACCGTCCTTGCTATTTACTTTTTTAGCTTTTTAATCTACTGGCAATAAACTGCATCGGCAGTTGCCACACCAGGCAGCTTTTCCATTTCGTCTAACCCAGAGAATGTGGTTTTTCTCTAGTTCTACACAATAAACCTTATCGTCATAGTATTTATTGAGTATTTTAACGCCGTTCTTTCTACCTCGCTGATAGATTGAACACTTCTTGTTGTTGATGTAGATTACCCATATATCGTGGTTTATCGTGTATGTTCCGTTACTGAAAACCTGTTGTTTGCCCTTGGTTTTGCGCAAAGTAAAAGACGGGTAGAATCCCGCCTTCAAAATAACTTCACCGAGGTCTGATGCCATTAACGTTGAGTAGGTGTCAATTTTTCTACCAATAGACTTAAATTCTTTTTCCTTCCAACTGGTTACTTTTATATTTCCATCCCCAAGCACATAAGCATCAAGGAATAGGTTTAACTGCTCTCTTGGTAGTTTCTTTATTTCTTCGGGAACATATCTTACATGTTGCTGTCCCATTTGCTCAAGATATTTACCAAGTGGAACGCTGTTAATATAAAACTTACCCTGTCCCCTATTAACCTTAACTGGCATATCTTTAATGTCATTGTAAATCTTTTTATAATTATCCGTTTTTTCTTGGGTAATAGAAATTTGATAAGCATTTTCTCCACGCTTAACAGTAGAACCTTCACTCAGATAATAACCCATAAACTTAGTAAAAATATCTACAGGTATTTGCAGTCCGTTAATATCAATATGTCTTAAATACTCACCAGACCAATTACAAACTTTATTAACGTAAAACTCGGACAAATCCATTAATTTACCTGCATCAACAAGACCCCATCTTAGTTTTCTTTTAGCACCCTTACGCTCTCCAATATACATTTGATGATTAGGAGTAACCATCATGTCAAGACTATTAGATTTTAAACTTATCATATCGCCTTCATAGCTGTAGGAGATGTTTTTAACACTTGATGTCCATTCCGGTTGATGCGTCTCTGGATTTAAGGATAAAAACTTCTCGTCACCAATCAGTTTGGAAAACTTTATCCAACCTCTATCAGTATAGACTTCTGTTTCTTTGTCGTAACAGCGCGGGTGAGCCGGACAATCTGGATGATTGTCTATCGGATACGTTTCCCCATTCCGCCCCCGGCATATAGGGCACGTCCGTTGGTCTAACACTGCCGACCATTCTACACGAGCAAAGCCAGCGTCCCGGTATATTCGCTTAGCACTTCGATTATATGCCCAGCTGAGTTCCGTTCTCGCTATCATCTCTGCCCGAACTTCATTCACAATAATAGGCTGCAACTGCTTCATAATGTTTTTCCAGCCTAGATCCTGCTCAAAACCTTCGGTCAAGGCTCCTCGAATTTGTTTAAGGGTTGTATCTTTAATCCCCTTAATACGTTTTCCAGATTCATTAAACAAATCATCTCGGATGTCACTTTTTACAATACGAGGTTTGATTTTTACACCACTGGTACCGGGCGGGACATCACCACTACCACCTTGTCCGCCAGAACTACTTTTAGCCTCTACCAACTGCAAAGCTCTTACTGCACCAATAACTGCAGCTTCGGTCATTTGATTTGTGATACCCACCTGGTATTTACTTTCTTTTTCGTCCCATGCATCCTCCAAAACCGTAATAATGGAATCCTCTGAGAATTCGTTGACCTCATCGGTTACTGAGACATCTCCACTATATTTAAGCATCCGAGTATAAACGGCACGAAAAAAACGCAGTACGGTTGCCTGCGCTTTCTGCTCTATCGCTTCCATGACCGGACGGTCTTCCAGGAGAACATCTGTAACCAGGTTATCCTCGCTTTCCTCTTCCTCCGGGTCTTCGCCAGGTTTTAGCTTGTCCCTTGCAATGTTGGGTTTAGCTGCAGCCATGACCGCCCTGTCCCGGGCCTCTTCCTCTTCAACCAGTCGGGCCATCTCTTCTGGATCCTCAATATCAAAATCGTTAGCAGATGCCTGGATAGCCTTTAACCGAGTAATAACTTTAACACCCTTGTTTGCACCCAGGGCTTTTTGAACCCTGTCCATGCGCTCATTGGGTGTTTCGTCAGTTTTATCACTCCAAACAATGTCGTAACTAATAGCATCAGGGTTAATCCCGGTCAATAATAGCTGCAAATCAATAATTGCTCTTAACCCAGAGAACGGTCCGGGATCACCATACTCCAACACATCAGTTATATCCTCCAGAGTCTGCAGGTAGTGCGGGTACTGGACTTTTAGCACATCCCGGTTAATGTCTGCACCGGCTGTCAGTACAGCTTTCGGTACACTTAGATTCAGCCAAAGCAGTTCCTCGAAATATTTAACGTCGTCCATCTCACTCAGGTTAGTAGTATCATTTAGTGCCGTTACTTGTGCAGTACCTACGAAGTCAGACAAGAGATGTGCGTTTTTTGTTGGGTTACCATCCTTATCAACAAGCCCAACGTTACGCATGTACTCAACGACCTGAGTTTCCCCTGTATTGTCTGGAAGTTTATGACTCCTCTTTTTAACACTTCGGAATTCCCGCCTTATGGCCGTTGCTCGCTCCATCCTCTGTAGGATGCTAAATATAGCTCTGGCAGATTTATAGTGACTTGTGCCGTAATTTTCTGTTTCCTCACACAGCCACCGGATATGATTCATTTGAAACAGGGCAAAGTGTCCTCTTGCCTCGCTCGGAGGACCAATTTCCATTAGGGTATGTATTTGGGTTTTAGGGTCTATCTGACTGAACGCCTTTTCTGGGTCTGGGAATTCACCATACTCATCATTGTTTCTCTTGATTGTCAGTACCGGTCCTTGGCGAACATCCAAAATTAATCCGGCAGCTAAATCAACCAATGGATTTAGAAACAAGTCGCCATCCCGGACTAAACCCCTGGTATAACCTTTTGCCTTAGCCTGTAATTTAGTTCGCGTCAGTAAGTCGTCTATAACCTGCTGGGCTATATTAGCACCCGGTGTTAGACGTTTTAGCACCGACTTCCCTTTCTTTCGCCTGGCCTGCCTATACGTTTCGCTGCCGTGTACCACAACCTTAAATCCCCCACGCGCTGCATCGGCGGCCAGCCTAAGATTAGTCATCGTAAAACGGAGATCATGCTTGACTAACTTTTGAACATCACGGACAACAGATATACGATCAGTTGCAAGCTTAAACTGCTCATATATATAAAGCTGTGGCGACTCAGCATAGCTTACTTTGGCTGATTCGGTTGTTTTTGTTGTACGGTCTGGTTCAGGAGTAACCTTAGAGCGCCCAAAGAAATCCATAACTTTCGTGAATATATTAGCTATTTTTTATCACCACCTTTGCAAAAGAAAAACACCCGGTTATCCAGGTGTTATCCGTATTTCTTTTTAGCCTTCTCCAGGTTTCCCCTAGCTTCAGTAGCTCCTTGTTCTATATTCCTATAGTGCTCAATCATTGCCCTGTAAGCTCTAATTGCTTTTTCATCATCAATCCCGACTACTTGCCCTGGACGTTTTTCCTCCAGCACCACAGACGCCTTTTCAAAACCATCGGCCAAGGATTTAACCGATTCCTCCAGCAGTGTAGCCTGCTCAATTAACTCATGCCAGTTGATATCCAGGCTTAACCTAAAAGATAAGGGGTTTTCTTGGTTTGCCTCATTTTTGTTCACAATTCCAAGGGAAACGATTTTACCTTTATCAGCCATCAGAGCACCTCTCTTTATAGTTATTAGGACTATATTCGACGCGCTCTGCCGCTTTCCTTTAATTTACCAATCATCTTCTGTATCTCCGAAAACTGCTGAAATATCAGCCTTGACAGACATGCCTACAATATGTTTAATGTTTTTCGCTGCTCGCATAAGGTACCCCAAACACTTCATAAAATCATCATGCCCCTCAGTCTCATTAACAAAAAACTTAAGCTTTTGATGAGCCTTTATTTCATAGCGGCAAAGCCTTACTTGTTCCCAAAATTCCTTATATTCCTCGCTGCTATCATCGGCAAACATTTTTAATAACCCGGTATTTACCCGAGCCAATATATCAAAACCATCCTCGCTATTCGTTACATCAGTTGACTGATGCTCCTCTAATTGGTGATATTTTTTTGCCAGCCAGGAGGATATATCTGCACCAATACCACGGGCATCAGAAATAACAAACTCGGGCCGCCATAACTGCAGATCAGATAAAAGTTCCAACTTTTGCTGGTCGAAGTCATGACCAGTGCGGTAAGTTATCTCCACAACATTTATTCGGGGGTCGGTATTAATCGCATCACAAACTGAGAAATCAAGTTCCCCAATTATGAGCACCGTACTATCCTTTTGTGGCTTTAAACCCCGCAGGACTGCATCTTGAGCTTCCTCATCCTTACCGGCAATATCTATCGCAGCTACATACCGGCGACCTACTTTAGGTTTATGGTATCGCTTATGTTCCCCCTGTAGCTTTGCCTTCTGCTGCTCGTTAAAAAACTTGCCAGCAGCGGCAATGGCCTTTAGCAAGTACTGAGTTTGAATAATCGGGTGCTCTAATCCAAGACGCTCAACTTCGCGGTTAAAGTATGTTTTATAATCCGGATTATGCTTGGCTACCTCATAGGCATCATATTCAAAATGGTACCTTTCCTCCGGTGGTAAATCCTTAACACGGCAGCCCAGTTCCCGAGCCCGGCCCTCATCCTTCTTAATATTTATCTGCCGCTGCTTTTCCAACATGTTGTCAGTGTCCCAGGCAGTACCCCAAAACACCGTTGTAACTGCTTTGTTAGCACCCATTGGAGCGAAGTCTTTATCATACTTCTGTTGATTTACGTCCTGAGCTTCGTCTATCTCCAGGAGTATATCAGCTGTAGCACCGACTACTTGAGCAGTTGGTTCGGCAGAAAAAAAGGCTATTCGTGCCTTACCCAGCACCCTCATAAATCCAAAGCTCCCCCGGTGAAGCTTACGAGTGAGCGGGTTATCCAAGACCTCCTGAAGCCGAATCATCGAGTTTACAATTTGCGGCTTCCAGGTAGGAGCCGCCTTCACAATGGTTCCACCCCGCTTTTTATTCCGGGTAAGCAAAAAACCCTCCAATTGTGCGGAGGATTCGTTTTTTCCACTTTGGCGGGACATCATCACAGTAATGATTTTGGATTTTTTATTTTCGATACTATCAATAGTGCAGAGTAATGGGTCTACCTGGTACGGACGAAGGGCTTTACTTTTTCTTAAGCGACGGGAGAATTGCCTAATATCCCGGATAATTAAACGAATAACCGCCTTTTTGCGTTCTCGTTTATCCATCGACCAACCCTTCTTCTTCAATCACTTCATCTAGAAGAATATCGTCATCCCCGCTACCTTTTGCCTTCTCGATATCAGCCTTCAGTTTTTCAATACGTAATCTGTGCTCTTCAACTACCAGGCCCTTAAGCTCATATCTTTCCACCATATCTTCATAACGCAAAATAAGACCCTCCAAGGTCTTCATAGCAGTGCTCTGGGCTTTCAAGAAACCAGCCTGCTTATCCCATGCAAATTGGAGCTCCCATTCTTTCTCCCAGCTATCACTTTGCATACCGCTGGTTTCCTTCTGGCGTTTCAAGACCTTAGTTAAATCATCCTGATCCTTAACAAACATAATCTTCTGCGCCCTGGCTATAGCTGTATACTGAATCACAATTTGTTCCCAAAGAATATCCAGAGGACTTTTTTCTATAATCTCATTTACAATGGCCCTGGTCTCCTCATCATCGGGGAATATACGAGCAAAGAACCCGTGTTTCAGGTTGTTTTGTGTTCCCGGTGACGGACCCGTACTCTTCCCCCCGTGAAACTTGCACTTATCTTTACCCGGCTCCGCCTTCTTCTTACAGCGCTCCCCAGTCCCTTTACATTTCGCGGTACACTGGCCCGGTCGGCCATCCAGGTGAATCTGGCAGAAACGCTCCCCATCTAAAGCCTTATTACGGCAGCGTTCACCAGACTTATGGCCCATAGCTTCACATTGGCCGGGGAAAGGATCTGTCTTGTTTTCTGTTGTAGTACTACACTCAGTATCTGTAGTACTACAGTTATTTTTTGTAGTACTACACTTTTCTTTTTGTGATACTACATTCCATTTATCCCGACACTTCCAGGCACTAATTGTTTTTTCTTTTTCTCCGAGCAGTTCAGCAATTTGACGATTAGTTATGTTTCCATCATGTTCGATCCATATTTGACATGCCTTTTCTCTATTTGGATTACGAACTACACGGGACATCACCTCACCTTCTTTGCTTCGATGTCAAACAGAAAAGAGCCCGAAGGCTCTCTAATCTCTTGGTTGTTCTAACATTATATTTTTAATAATTGGCATTAAATCATAGTTAAAATTATAGTGTTTTATTTGTTTTTTCTCATATGACTTATATCGCAATACAAAAGTTACATTTGATTCTTTTAGATGTGACTTAATATCAGGTATTTTATCTTGATACTGAAAACCTTCTCCATAACCGTCTATCTCCAATTTTATTCCAAGTGATTTAACTATTTGTTGATATGGAGATAGTGGACATAAGCCAGTTGGATCTGATATTTCTAATTGTCGATATATTTCACCCCTAATAACTCCTTTGTGTTCTAATTTACATTTAATTTCTCCTAAGGCTATAGCATTTGCACCAATATTCCTTATTAGTACAGGTATGCCGATAAGAAAGTGTACAGGAGTATTACAGTATCGACCACCAACCGCTTCAGTGTATTCTTTTGGGCTCATATAAAGATGTATTTCAGGTTTACCCTTTTTAAACCTTGTAAAATACAGTGCCATGCCAGAAAAAACCAATGATATAAACGATAGAACTACTGATATAGATGCTGGCAAATAATCTATCCAAGTCTTGTGACTCGAATAAAAATTAAACACAAAAGGGAACATTAATAAACACTCCTAAAACACAATCTCTCCAACTACTGATATTCGACATAAGGGGATGTTTTCCTCTATAACCAATATAAAAAGAGCCCGGAGGCTCTAATTATGCATTTCAGCTAACTGATGTATTTTTCTAAATAAGTTTTTATAGCTATGTTCCATTCCATCGATAAGTACTTCATAGATCATAACTCTATAATCTGTAAGTTTTGCAATATTAAAATATTTCCCCCCAAACAACTCAAGGCCAAGAATATCAGCACTAAATTCGCACTTATCGTATGAATCTTTCATATAATCAACCGTACTAATATCATGCTTAATCCTATCCATAAGTCCATATAACTTATTTATTAAGACTAGTTCATCGAAAGTTAAATTCTCACTTAAGTTTGCTATATGCATTGAAAAACCGCCACATATTGAGATGTTCTCCGGTGCTCTTCCTACATTCGGCTTTTCATTTTGATTTCTTATCCTAATTATTTCCCTTACTGCAGTAAATGTATCAATAATAATTATCCTTGCGCTAGTTCTCACACTTTTATCTTGCTCTTCTTTTTCTTTTTCTTTTTGCTCATTAATTACTTCTTTATGGGCATTAATGCTATCTTTAGCTGCTCTTTTACTACCCCAATAACTCGCCAACCCACTCGCCAACCCACCAATTACTGAGCCTGCAAGACCTACTAATCCTGCTAACAATGTCGTTTCAATGTGAAATCACCTCCCAATTGTTTACTTCGGCAAGGTTAAGGATTTTTCCTGTTTTTTAACCATCTGTAGTTAAACCTTACTTTGGGCCGCATCTGGTTTGTTTCATAAGTGGCAACCATACGCGCCATAAAGTCTTTGGCTGTCAGGCCTGATTGCTCAATGAGCGCTGCCAGGCCCAACATATAGAATTTGTCCATTTATAAACCGTCCCGCGGTCAATATTTAATTCTTGTGCTATATCATACTGACATAAGAACAAAAGAAGCCTCGCGGCCTCTCATTTCTTTTTATATTTATTTCTAAACTCTTCCAACATCTTCTCTTTCTCTGACTTTATATCCTTATACCAGTTCGGAATAAGTTCCCACTTACCACCAACACATTTGAAATCATTGGGGTTAACCGGGCTCACTTTCAAGGGGTCTGCGCCAACCACTTTCCGCATCTAAATTACCCCCTTATATATATGTTGCGATCGTATGACAAGCCCGATCTTTTTTTCTGCCCTAATAACAAATCTCTGTACACTGCCTTTTGTGCAGCCCATTAACTTCCCGGCCTGCGCGAATGAATAGCCTCTACCCCGAACCAAATCAAACGCATACCGTTCCCGCTCGGTCAGGTTTTTCATTAAACTATCCAACAAATCTAGTACATGTTCGGGGGCAGATTCTGTAGATGTTCTGTTAGTGATGAACTGCGACAATTCAGTAGGATCAACTGATATTTCGCGCCTGTCTTTAGGCAGTCGCCCAACCTGCCAAGTGGTTCCTGGTATGCGCCCGGTCTCCATAATCTCAATCGCAAAGCTGGCGTCAGAGATCATGTTGCTGCTCTCCACTGGTACCACTTTAGCTGTACGTAAGTTTTTTATTGACTGCTTGTATTCCTGGATCAGACTCTGCATCAAATCCACCCCCAAAAAAATATGTATTAGCCAGGCGTTAACCTGGCTTGTATTGCTTATTTAACTAACAATATCTCGCATTGCCTTTCAAGAAGGCGACTGACACCAAATTTCACGACGCCTGTCTTCGGGCAATAGCTCCATATTTATAGAAACATATTCACTTCCCAGCTCAATAAATCTTTCATAGTCCGATGTGGCTTCTTTGCTTTTCGCATCTTTTCCGTCACACATTTTAGAAAATGCTTTGCAGTGATTACTTTGCACATATCCGTACTTTTGGAGTATTTTATTTTGCTCCTGCACTATCTGCTCTTTCCTGCTTTGAGACAATGCAATCCACCTCTGCCCAATAAATTCTCAGCATACCTAAACTGCTGCTTTATAAAATCGTCTTCCGCACTGCCACCGCTGGCCAGCCAGTCCGTGATACGTTTTTCGATATCGCGTACTGCTGCGGTCGGCAGGTGTTTTAGGTTTTCGTGAAGTTCGGAAATGCTGGTTATTTTGGTCATTCTTTTTCTTCCTCAATGTAGAAATCATCTAAATGACTTTCCTGCACATTTCCTTGTTCTGGTTCATATACCATATGCCATTGTATTTCATTTATTTCGCACACTGGTTTCTCGTCATCATCAGCGAGACTCAAAGGCATATTAGCATTGAATAACTTTTCCTCTGCCTCTTCCTTGCTGTTAGCTTCGATGCAGAAGTTAATTCTAGCAACTACGCTTACTGCCCCGTAAAACTCTTTCATTACCTACACCTCCGATTCCTCACCCTGGACGCCTTAGCAAGTTTGCGCCTGCGCCGCTTAAGCCTTACGATAACACGCTTATTGTTGCGCTTGGCCTGTAACTGTGACTTAAGCTTGTCCTTACTGCGCTTAATTGGCTTAACTTTCCGCTCTGTCCTGATACCACCCAAAAAGCTCTGCTCTCCTACAACGGGCATTGCTCCAAGCAGCCTTGCTCCAAGTGAAGTTAGATGCCCAAATCCACCATAACCGAATCTACCTATCATCAATCACGCCTCCCTTTTCCTCTCGCCTGACCAAAGCCTGCTCCTTAGCCTATGCGTAATTAATCTTACATCCGCATGTCGGGCAATGTGATGCGCGGTGGTTTTCTGCGCTTACCGTAATAAATTTCTTGCCACATGCCCCGCATTTATATGTTTCTAGCACCTTGTCTGTACTGATTAAAAATGTTTTAGCTATTTCTCCCGAAGACTTATGTTTAGTAAAACGGTCAAAACGTTCGTTAAATATTTCAGTTCGGTAGTTTTCTAATATTTCTGCCGGAGACTTTGGGTTATGAGTGCATGTCCAGCAAGGATTTCCGTAGTAAGTGCTTAATATCGTACACTTGTCGCAAGGATGCTTCATGCCGTTTTCTCAACCTCCCTCTTGCCACCCCGCAAAATTATCGTCCTAACAGACAACACCCCTTGCTCAATCCTCAAAGCTGCAATATATCCACCACCCAAATGAAGCAGGGCCGTACCATTGCGCGAAAACTTTAGTCCTCCAGCGGATCTAATCGTGTCGTTAACCAGGTTAACCACCTTGTTGAGCAGCTTCTTGCGGTTCCTGTACCCCCCCGCTCACGGTAACGATTGTAGGCATGATTTGTAAGTTCTACTTTATACTCACGATATCCGTACACCCCGCCCCCTCCTTCGGTATCCATTCTAGCCCTTAGTAAGGGCCATTGCGGCAAATGTTCCGGCATATTTTGTACGCATAAATCCTAGTTCCTTAAGCACCTTCATATAGGCAGTGAGGTGCATTTTTATAGTTTCATGAATTTTATTACCATCTTTTAGTTTTGCGAGTGCCTTTTCAAAATGCGGAAAATAAGTTTCGTCAAACTCGGAATCGTCGTTCATAAATATCCGAATAATAAGGACATCTTCGTCCGTTCCGTTCTCATAAACAGGCTTTAGTTGCTCATTTATGTCCTTCATGGAAAACATATTGTATTCTGGATTGTACCGCTTAACTATATCGTCGACGTAAAATCCACAGCAAAGACCGTGTGTTGCTTGGCCGATTTTTTTTCCGTTTTTATCGAGTATGTTAATGCAATTACCCATTATCCAACCTCCCAAACCTCAACCTCTGCCCTCTCCTGGTGTTTCTTACAGTTATGCCGCCAGACATGGGCCTCAACGATCTGTCGATCATCAACATAAGCAATCCCGTTCAATCCATCACATATGGCTTTACTGATATTGTCCCAGTCTCCCGGATGTCCGGATACGTAAAGCTTTATCCTAATACCTACGTTTCCCGTAATCATCTTTACCTTAGCCTCTTTAGCCTTCCATCCAACAGCTAATTTATAGTCAAGATATCTCTGAGCAGAGGGCTTCCATTTGTCCTTCTGCGTCATTCTAACGGCAGGTACTGGCCTTCCTGTTACGGTAAAACTAATTACTGTCATAATACGACTCCACCGCCTCCCGCCAATCCTCCGGCCAATCGCCACAATGCACACAATGTTCACAGTCATCCCGGCAGCCAGTATGATGCAACCAGCAGCCGGGTTCTCCTGAGCTAAGCACTTTTCAACCAGCGCGCCATGCCCTTCAAAATCAGATCCAGAGCCACATCCACAAACTGGCACTTCAAGTGATCCAGTGCCTTGACCTTGGTCATTTTATTCATGCTCTCATGGTTCTTCTGGCAAAATTCCCTGACTTCCTCAACCTGCTGTTCTTCCTGCTCAGTCCTCTTAGCCATTACATGTACCCCCCCCCTATGCCAACTATCTGACTATTAACCTGTGCCAACAATCTCCTGTCCTTCTCCTGCTGAATCCTGAACTTTCCGTTTTCCCGGCAATCCCGGAACAGTACCATGTCTAACTCCTTTTCGCTCGCTGCGCGAAGTTGAAATCTATACTCATCACTGTCCAAAGGAAATTGCAGTAACTTATCGACAGTGGACATCATTTCACATCCATTGGGTGCTTGTCCTCTAAATCCGGGTAGATATATGCCATTGCCTTGGTTTTCTTGCTGCCCTGGCACTTCCTCCCCAACCCTCTTCCAGCCCCTCTTTGTCGCATATTCCACAAGGTTCCTCTCAGCCTCTTCCCTGGTCGGGACGTACGGCATCGACGTTGATTTCATGCAGGTAGGCGCATCTTCTCCGTCCTTTTGGTAGAACGTTCTGTACCCGATTATCCTGCCGCGAGAATTGTAAGTAATAAACAGTATCCGTCCCGTATCGTCTATGTGGTGGCAGGTCTCTCCGAAAGGATTAAATAGCTCCTGTTTCTGCCCCAAAACTGAAGGTTCCTGTTGCGGTTTTTCCTTCTCCGCCAAAGCTGGGGCTGAAAAACCTCTACAGGCGTGAAACAGCTTGCTATTTTCCTCGAAACCATGCCAGTTCGTTGCTTTAATACTAAAGTCAGCGTTGATGCACCGGTCCCGTAAAAATCCATTAGTCCCTGCTGGAGACTTAAATATGCAACCATCCGGGCAGTTGTCGTGAGTGTTATGAGTGCTTTTGTGGTTAAATTCGGGATTTTCTTTTAAAGGCAAAACATTGGATTCTGATACTGCAGTTTCAAAAACTCCCCGGCAGTTCTTCCACTTTTCTTCCGGATCCTCAGTGTAACTGTCGTTAAATAATTCTGGATTACTGCACCGGTAATGTTCTCTCTCCAAGTGCATCACTTTAACTTTATATTTACATTTATCAGGGCAGTCGAAGTGTGTATTCATTGTATTTTGCATGGTATATTCACTGTCCACTTCGACTACTACCGGTACCGGCTTATTGTGTTTACACTCGCCGTTTGAACACATCTTAAACGGCTGTCCCTCATTCATCACTGTAACGACGTGTTCACAGTTCACCTGGCATTTTGCCGTATACAGGAATGTGTTTTCCATGGTGTAAACTGGTTCCTGCTCCTGCATCTTAAGTTCCCAGCACTCAGGCTCGGTGCAGCGGAGTGTATGCGTCTCTCCGTCATTCGGGTCAATCAGATATGACTGGCCAATACTGCAGTCGCTGCAGTCAGCATGATCTGGCAGCGGCCTTGATTCTTCCCAATCCTCTTGTCTACTGGCTTGCAGATCAGCAGCTAATAAATCCCTGCGTTTTTTAGCCTCTGCCAGGAGTATTAGTAGATATTCCTTATCAACTTCAGTGCTGATGTGGCTGCCAAGCTGCTCTTCTGTCAAACCTTCCGCTACCTGCCTGAGAGTCTCCTTCTGCTCCTCGGATAGTGACTCTTGTTCCATATCGCCCAGCAACATCACATCATTCCACACGCACCCAATGCCTATCTGTTCCCTATGCATTGCAAGTTTTTTATACTCGCAAACTTCACATTTAAGTGTAATTTCTTGTTCCTGCACTCCTGCTGCCACTAAAGCCAATCTGCGGGCCTGTTCTGCTGTGACAGTATCTATTGCTGCAGCTATCTCCTGAGAGGATTTTAGTCCTTCCCTTTCCGCCTCACGCTCTGCTCTCAGCCTCTGCCGTTCTTCCTCTTGTCGTGCCAGTTCTTCCTCCAGTAGCCTTTTTCGCTCGTTTTCAGCAGCTATCTCCTTGGCCACTTCCTCGCTCTGAACAGCTATTTCTCTGGCTATCTCCCTGACTGGTAGCCCCTTAACAACACTTTCAGCCACACGCTCCATAATTTCTTGACCAAACATTAACTTTTTGGCGGCCAAAAGTTCTTTGGCGTGACCGGGCCCAATTATTCCACGTGAAATATTTTCCCTCACACTCTCCGGCAGCTCTAACAATCGCAACCGGTTTGCTATATGACTTTGGCTCTTACCCAGTCGCTCGGCTAACTCCTCCTGCTTCAGTCCGGCATCCAGGAGCAACCGGAACCCCTGCGCCTCTTCGATGGGGTTTACGTCCTTGCGCTGCAGGTTCTCGACAACCATAATTTCAAGCTCCTGCACTTCATCCAGGCCGTATCGGATAATTGCAGGTATTGCAGACAGCCCTACTTCCCGTGCGGCTCTCCAACGACGTTCCCCTGCTATCAGGCGGTATGTTCTTGGGGTTATTTCAGCCTCAACTACCACTACCGGCTGCAGTATTCCGACACTACGAATACTGGCGGCAAGCTCGGTCAAAGAGTTGTCATCAAAGATTTTTCTCGGATTCTGCGGATTCGGAATTATCATGTCAAGCGGTATGTTCATCATGCTCATATTCTCACCCCGTTCTGTTTATGTGGCCGGATCGGCTCCGGTCGGCTATGTATTTTGTCTAATAAGCGTATTCATAACACCCAAGGGCATCCCGCAAACCAGTTTTCCTTTCTGAAACTTTTTTCTGCTTTGTCTTCCTGGTTTTATAATTCCTTGGGCGGCATTTTCCGTTGTTTAGCCGCCAAGCCTTTATACTGCCTTCGCTCCGGTCCGTATATCCTGCCTCAATAAACTGTCTGTGCAGCTCCTTGGAAGGCAAATTCTGACTGGCTATGCGTTTTTCTTCGTCAGAATAGTGTTTACCCATCAAACAGCCCTCCTGACTTGGTCGACCAACCTAACAACGTCTCCATATTTCTCAATTCCGTACCTAGCCAATTCAAGAAATACGTAATATGCGCTTCGATGTTTAGGCGTGGCCCGACCGGACATTTTTTTCTTGACGATATCCTCAATTTTTAGGCTAACCTTGCCGGGATCCACTGTCCCGGCCTCGTGAATTGCCTGAATAACCAAATCTAAGGCGCTAACCTTAGCCATCAATGCTCACCTTCTTTCGTGTGAGATATAGTTGGAGTTTGGCCAAAAATCCTACGGGTGCAGATTCAAGTTTATCCAGTCTGGCAGTATGGCTATTGATTATGTCCTTTTTGAATCCATTATTTTCCTGCATTATTTCGAGGACGCGCTCAATAAGTTCTATGTCCTCGGTTAGTTTACCGACAAGAACAGTAAGATTGGGAAGTTGTTCCAGGTTTACAAGCCGCATACTATGCCCTGATATATTTTCCTCATGAAACCTGCTGATTTTCTTGAGTTTTATAATCTCTTGCTTTAAAGAGACATTTTCATCAACCAAAGAACTAATTTTTTGATACAATTGAGCGGACCATTTAGAGTTTACTAAAGCCAAATCTGTGGCCGCTTTAACTTTCCGCTCTAAACGTTGGATGCGTGTTTTTCGCTGTTTCATATCGCTTTAGCCTCCTGCCCATATTTACGAATATACCAGGTCATCCTTAACAGGCATTACCCAAATCTCCTGATTACTCAATTCCCAAGCATCAAGCTTACTCAGTAGCAGTGTCCGTAGTATTTGCTCCCCGATGGCTCGTGCTGCCGGTGGCGGTACCGCATTTCCGATCCTCTCACGCCACTTGGCATCTGATTTGCCTGCCAGTACTACTGGGCTTCCGTCCGGCATGTAAAGCGGGAATCCTTGGAGTGCAAGCAGTTCCCATGTTGTCAAAGGCCTATGCCAACTACCGTCTAGTGCTATGATTACCCATACTCCGCTTTCGGTGTCTTTCGGGATCCTGGGATCTGCTACTGCCGTATTGCCGGAATGAATATCAGCACCCGTGACCGTCTTTGCCGGGTCTGACCAATCCTGTACACCGTAACTGCCTGACCTGCATTTACAACTTAGTCTCGGATCCGCTATGGTTATAGCCCCGCTGTTTGGCCTGTGCGCCCCGGTTACTGTCGGCGCCGACTTATCCCACCTATACACCCGATATATAGCGTGATGGGTACCGTCTTTAAATCCGGTCCTTGGGTCCGCAATGGCTGAAGCTCCCGAACCAAAACGGGTACCAGTAACGCACGGGCCCGGCTCTGTCCAGTTGACTACTTGGTAAACTGCCGGGTGACGACCATCTCTCTTTGACAGCCTTGGGTCCGCAACTACAGCAGGGCAGTTGCTGCTTGATGCTGAGGCACTTCCGGTAATTGCCTGTGTCGGTTTATCCCAATCCAGAACACCCATAAGTCCTGGACTGCCATTAAACGTTTTTCCCATTTTTTCTGAGAGCCTTGGATCCGCTACTGCGGACGCTTGACTTCCTCCTACCCGCGTTTGTCCTATCACTGTGCCGGAAGGCTTTTCCCAATCCAAAACTCCCAAGGCTGCATTTCTCGGTATATGTTCAAGCCGGTATTCTTCCGGCGCTATTTTTTCAAGGTCTCGCCAGTCCCCACCAGCCGGGATAAGAGCTAACCTTACCCACGTTTTCCACTGCAACCGCGGTAGTCTGTGCATTATTCCACCTGCTAGACTGTCCGGCATAGGCAGCGGCCCTAAGATTTCACCAATTGACCGAACCTGCAGTTTTGGTGGTTGGTAGATGAAGTTTTGCACTTTTGCAGGGTTCCTGGCTATGAGCAGGTACCGCTTTCTGTGCTGTCCCAGTCCACCCAGCTCTCCACAGTCGTGATATCCTTCATGAAAAACATACCCGGCACGGCTCAGCAGGCTTTTAATTTCATGCAGCAGCTCCTTACCCCGGGTCGTTATTCGCGGGACGTTTTCCAGAAGAATTATGCCGGGCAGATCATCGGCAAATGCCTCCAAGGTTAGCCGTAAGCCTCTCACTGTCAAGCGATTAAGCGCCTGATATTTCTCGCTTGCCGCTGATTTACTGGGAAGTAGACCTGAGAAACCTTTGCATGGCGGGGAAGTAAAAACCACATCCGGAGCTATTCCCCGGGCCACTTCCCGTACATCTTCCGGGGTGACTTCTCGCCAACTTTCAGGCGGCTCTTTGCCGTGAAATGCTCGGTAGTCATTACGGCTAAACAGGTCCATCTGCACCGCTGGGGCTCCGGTCAACATCTCAAAATCATTGCAGGCATCAGGATCACAATCTATGCCAGCTAAGGTGATAAAGTTTGCAGATACTCCCCGGTATTCTGTTTCAGCGGCCTGCATCCCCAAAGCGGCCCCGCCTATACCGGCGAAAAGATGCAGGACTGCATATGTGTGCTCTATACTGTTCACCCCTCTTCATGAAGTTATTTAAGCAGTGCCTCGTCTCGGATAAGCCATATCCTCGCGGGCTTCACGTATCATGCCATCAGTTATAGAAAAGCTCCGGCCTATCGTAAACCCCTGCATTTCTCCTGTTTCCCCGCAATTGCAGCAGGTGACTATTGCTCTACCAGGTGATTTCCAGGAGTTTACATCCACCATGGGACTTCCGCAGCCCATACAGAAAAGTATCCCTGCTGTGCAAAGTTTGCTATCCTGCATCAATTTCCACCTCGCTTTTGCCGCCACCAAGATCACTAAACCTGGTGTATTCTTTTTCCCATTTCAATTCCAATGTTCCAGTTGGGCCCTCACGCTGCTTAGATATCATGATTTCTGCAATGCCTTTTTTTAGAGTCTCAGGGTTGTAATACTCCTCCCGGTAGATAAAAGCTATCACGTCAGCATTGTTCTCAATCCCGCCACTCTCCCGTAGGTCTGACATTTGCGGGTGCTTGTCTGCCCGATTCTCCACACTCCGGCTAAGCTGTGCCAAAGCGACAACCGGAACGTCCAACTCCTTCGCTAGTGCCTTCAAGGAGGTAGCTATTTCAGTTATTTCCTGGTCCCTAGTCCCTACTTTTCTGTGGCACTTAATAAGCTGCAGGTAATCAATAACTACCAAGTCCAGTCCGTCACGTCTTTTAATTGCCCGACATTTTAAGCGTATCTCTGGAACGGTAACCACCGAAGCATCTTCGATAACCAGATTTGATTTATGCAATTTCTCCCCAAGATTATTAACCTCGTTCCACTCCTGCTGATTCAGGTTGCCGATTCTGAACCGGGAACCATTTAACAAGCAGTGCTGGACAAAAATCCTGTTAAGAATCTGCTCTTTGCTCATTTCTAGGCTGAAAAAAGCTACCCCCTTGCCCCCAAGTGCTGAATATTTCGCTATTTCTGTGAGTAGCGATGTCTTGCCCATACTTGGCCTGGCAGCTATAATTATCAGGTCTTTTCGTTGTAGGCCGTTGGTCATGTATTCAAATCTTTTAAACGGCATTTTCAGTCCGGTTATACCAGGTTTTCTGTCCTCGATGCTCCGTATATAGCCTAGAACATTATCTTTGACCCGGTATAACTCAGCGCTTTTTTCCTGTCCAAGTTCGTGAAAATACTGTTCGGCCTCTGCGATCAGTTCTTCCGCCGTCTCATAGTCTCCGTCATAAGCCTTGTTTGATATTCTCCCTGCTCCAGCAACCGCTTTGCGTAAAAGGCTATACTCCCTAACCTGTTTGGCGTAATAACCGGCATTTGCTGCTGTTGGCGAATAGGTTATGAGCTCTGCTATGTAGGTTGCTGATATGTCAGCAGCTTTGGCCGATACAGATACCAGATCCGGGGCTATGTTTTCAGCTTCAAGCTCCAAGATAGTACGAAATATCGCGCCATTCCGGTTGTCGTAAAAATCATTTTGGGTTAATATGCCGCTGATCTCGTCGATGATTTCTTTGTCGCGAAAGACAGCACCAAGCAGGGTTTTTTCTGCCTCCAAATTTGCAAGTGTTTTCATTTGCGATCACCCAACGTTTTTAGGTAAAACTGGTAGTTTTCGTCGTCTTCAAAAGACGGTTTTGGGCTGGCTGGCTGTTGTATCACAGTAGGGCTTGCCCTGGTTTTACCATTTTTCTTTTTCTTAAATTCTGCATCCACCCTAACAACACCGGCCATTGTGGTTACCTGATTGTCTACCCAGTCATTTAGTATAGTCACGGTATAGCTTAACCTGGTCTTGCCTTGCAATCTTGTTCTCCTAATTGCCTCGCAGACAACTGACTTCTCCATGCCATCATCGACATAGCTTTGCAGATTCTCCATTTCGTTAGGACTAATAAGCCTACCAAATTCCTGTTCGTAAACTTTAACGAAACTTTCCTCTTCGCGATCATGATCATTATGATCTTTTAGTTTAGTTTCGTTTAGTTTATTTAATGCGGCATGGTTGTCGGCATGGTTGTCGGCATGGTTGTCGGCATGGTTGTCGGCATGGTTGTCGGCATTAGATGCCGACAAATCATCTACCGTCTTTTTGTCGGTACATTTGTAGGCATTAGATGCCTGCTTTTGTACCGACTTTTCTTCTACGTAAAAGGGTATTATTGAATATAAAGCAGCTTGGCTTCCTTTGCGCTGTCGCCACTTAATTCTGCCCTTCTGCGCTAGTTCGTTCCTGGCAGATGATACAGTCCTGGGTGCAAGTCCAGACTTAACGCATAGCACCGATACGGCCACAGCAAACTCATCCATCCATGCTGTTTTATTGTTTATGTGCATAAGCGCATGCCATAAAGCAATGCCAGATAGTGATAGTCCGTTTGTTTCGAGCCAATCATAGAATGCGTTAAGTTCTTTGATATAGTTCATATTTGCACCCCTGTTATCCGTTTGCTATATCTAACTCAATAACCATGTCAATCGCCTTTTCTAAGCATTTGCATGGATTTTTATAAATCTCACTTCCGGTAAATCTAGCTATCAACCAACCTTGGGATTGTAAATATCGATCTTTTTTCTTATCCCTTCTAGCCTGTTTTTCAGTTCTCTCGTGATAGTCATGACCATCACATTCAATAGCCAGTTTGTATGAATTACTTCCAAGTTCTAAAAATAAAGCTATATCAATCCTGTAGACACCTACTTTGTATTGCGGGCAAAAACGATCAAATGGCTTTCCATTATTAATCCCATCACGCATACCAATGGCAAATATTTCAGCTATCATTAATTGCTCAATTGGTGATTCGCAAGCATTAGCACAGTGGTAAAAATAATCATCAGTATGTTTTATGGATTCTTTCTTGCGTTTTTCGTAATAATTAAGTATGTTATTTTGTATGTTTGAAGGATCTATATTGGGTTTATATGTCATAAATATCCCTCTTTAAAAGAAAGTTTCCCCGGAACCGGCTGCCACACCGGTCCCGGATATATAGGAGGTTTAGGCATTATGCCTTAAGCTTTTTCTTCAATCTCCTTGGGTAATATCCCACAAAAACAATGTTTCTGGTATTCAACTATAAGCTTGTCCAACTTTTCCGAAGTCTCTAAAAGCCTCTCCGGTGGGCAGCTATAGAGCTTATTTCTCAGTCGCTCAATTTTAATCCTAAGCTTGGCTTTTTCTCTTTCGTCTATTATTGCCACCTACTTAAAGTTCGTACTTATCAAGCAACGTACCGCAAAAACACTGACCTTTACGTATCTTCTTATGCCTTGCACCAGCACTACACGATTTATCCCCGTTGCCTCCGCGAGTACATTCAGCACAATCAACATACAGTTTTCCTCTTGAATCTTTTCCGCTACTCTTAGGCTTTACCGCCATTGCGCACACCTCCATGACTCTTCTTAAACTGCCTATCGCGCCAGTTAACCTTTATCTCAACGGTTATTTTGTGGCAGCACCCTGGGCACTCATAATCCTGCTTGCCGTCTTCCGGTGCCATAACCACTGAGATGTGACATTCACACTTCGGGCAGAAATATCTAATTTCCAACTACTTCACCACCATCACTCTGGTTCATGTATCGGCATTGCTGTAGCCGTTATCCTATCGCTCTTAAAAATTATAGGAGTTAAGCCGCCTTTGCAGCATATATCAAATACCTCATCCCCCATGACCATAAGAGCGGTATCAAGATACTCTTTATTAACTGTCATGCGAGCTTTAGCAGTATTCAACTTTACCGCATAATCTAGCTTCCCAGAAGGATATACTTGTACTAAATCGGTTAATGTACCGGCAGTGCAGTCGCTAACTATTAACTCAGTGTCCGCCATTACTTCTAGGAGTTTTTTGATATTGATGGCCGATACTTTGCGATCAACATGTTCCTCAAATCCACTCCTGGCGTCCCATTTTATGCGAGTATTTTTAAGATTGTCCGGTATGCAGTCAGACTTTATAATTACTGCTATCTGACCACCATTACAGGCTATTAACTCGTTTTCTGTAAGGTTGATATAATAGAACGATGCAGGTAAATCATCTTCTTTAGCCGCAAAATACGACGCTCTAATAAAGTCATTAGTAAACGGATCGTCTGTGAATACGTTAATATCTTTAACCCTGGACTGCAAAAGCTGCTTTTTAATGTCATAAATCCTTAAGTCCAAGGTATCCATTCTTCTTTCGACGTTATCCCTTTCTTCTGTCACATCAAATATTTGCTCATCCAACTCATCATAGCGACTAGACAATACTGCACGTTCCTTAGTTAACTTAATGAGTTTTTGGTCTAGCTCTAAATTGTTCATATTAAACACCTCACGACCTGTCCTACTACAAACAAAAACGCTACCACAATAACACCGTACCCGATAACCAGATCCCCCGACCTGTCCTTACCCTCCAACCACTCCTGGGTTCGTGTTACTACCCGCTCAAGATATTTAACTAACTGCTTAATTAGGGAGGCTTTCCGATAACTTCTCCTGATCTGTAAACGGCAGTGCATTGCTGTCATCCTCCTCCCGCTCCAATTCAACATCCTCTAAACCAAATTCCAGGAGAGAAGGCTCGCTATGCTGTTCAATGGCCCTAGCAATCTTCCGCACGTCTTCCGACCACAAGCCATGCCGACGTACTGCCGCAGCAAAATCCTCTATGTCATGGCTTACCTCGTACCATATCGGATTTCCGTCTTTGTCATCGTCGGCCTTTCTCCCGCAGTGGCTGAGTTCGTGGTCTATTAGTGCTGTCTTCTGGTGCTGCTCCAATAAACGCCACACTTTACTGTTAATCACGACACAGAAGTCATAGTCGGTGAGGTGCCTTTCCCGTGCGGTCACCTTTAGAGCTCTGCCCCAGGTAGTGCGGTCTTTGCTTGACCACGGCCCTTCCCGAAAAAGGTACTTAATTCTAGCCTCTACCAAGTGCCCATGATGTTTACCTATGCACTTTCGCGCAATCATTTCAACCTCATAAGCATCATCAAACTCAATTAATGCCATTCTCAACTCACCTTCTTGCGATTGTTTTTCGTGGGCGCCGCGTTCATCTTCTGAAGCGCCTTATCTACCGAATATCCAGTAATAATGCTCAAATATAGCGCAAGATAATTAGCTTTCACCGAGCCACCTTCTTTAGCCCATCAGTTATCCGTGCCATCATGTTGGTGTCATGGTCAATAAGTAGTTGTTTTATCTCTCCGCTCCTCAACTCAACACCAATAGAGCAGTTATTTTCAAGCATCAGTCTATTTACCGCATTTGAAACTCTAGTTAGCTTTTCCTTAGCTGCGTCAGTCTTCCTGTGCTCATCTTGAGTGTCTATATTGAATTGCTTGATAACATCCTTGACGGCTTTAATTAGCTGCTCACGACTAAGCTTCGCATAACCTTTGACCTTATTCTTCCGACAGCACTTCCGCAAATCGGTTAATGTCCAATCATCAACGGAAGGTATATTTAAAACGATTTCCTTCGTTGCAATTTCTGTCATAAATATTTTCACCTCGCAATTAACTAACTGACTATATCCTCCCAGCCAACACCGATGTAATCAAGTACGGCACCCCAACCCATTTTGTACATCCAAAAATTCCACTCTGCCGGACTGTCCTCTCTAAGCCTATCGAACCTATGGGGTCTCTTTTCCATATGAATACCAAACCCGCACATGGTGCATCCGGTACGCTTCGCCCTGGTAGTGTCCAAAGTCCCGTCAGGCAACCTAACTATTTCTCCGTATATCTCAGGTACCTGAACCCGCAGGTCAAGCGATAACTGCAGTAAATCGGTTTTTGAGAATATCGCAAACGGGCAACTTCGACTAACTGTTTTTCCGTAGTAGTTGCATCCATGAGCAACAAGCGCTTTAGCCCGTCGCCCCCCCTCAGAGGCCATGAGTCCCATATAGACGTATGATTTATTTTCCCTCGCAAACCTGTCGCAAGGCTTTTCCTTCATGTGGTAGCAGCAGTCGGCACTTACTTTAAAAGGCGCCTCCTGCTCTGCAAACAGCTTTAGCCACTTCTGAGGTAGTTTCATGTATGAGGAATACTTAAATCCTCCCTGCGCCCCTGTCTGGCCTGTCAGAATCGCATGTCTGACGGTAGCGTTCTTTTCTGTCGGGTTTTGTAGTAGCTTTATTTTGTCGGCAACAGCCTTACTTATGACCGGGTACCCGTGTTCCTTTAGAACCTGAGTTTTAGTCTTGCACGGCTTCAGCAGGACCATGTTATCCATGTTTTTGTGTATCCGCTGAATGCTCCGGTCCTCCAGAGCGGATACGGAAACGCCGACAATATCTTTATTAACGAATTCTCTAAGAAAGGCAAGCAGCGTGATGCTGTCCAATCCCCCGACACTACAGAAAACTTTTCCGTCCATCTTCTCGTAAAACTCACGACCTATAAGCTTTGCGTGATCTACTTTTAGTTCGTAAGGCAATGTCTGTCTGAACATAAATTCTTGTGGAGTCATAACATGTACTCCTTTCGCATATGAATAATTAGAGGAAGATTGTTCCAGTGCAGGAGATTAAAAAAAATTAATCATCTCTACATTTACACCTAGGACATTGCTTAACCGTAAATGATCCGAAACTAGGTTCTCGGTCATGGTCAAAATAGATGTGTTTTATGCGATAATAAGTAGCTCTTTTCGGTATTACCTCTCCACAAAAGTCACATAAATGATCTTTTCTGCTCCTTGGAATACGTTTAACTGACTTACGATCCACTAAACCACCTTATTTCTTACCGCACCGAATACCCACCGGGCAACCACGGCATTTTTTCTTGCCGATATACGCCCTTCACGGTATCCAGTGCAGTATATTTCTTTCTCATGCTTTCCGATGGGAGGCAGTTTTGGCCTACCCAGGAATCCAGCGTTAAAACCGCTCTGATATGGATTTTCCAATGTTCTGCCTCCCCTTGTGTATTTTTTAAAACGACTGTATAATTATCCAGAGTGTTTATTTTTGCGGCGGGAGTTCTGGCTCCCGTCTTTCTTATGTAATCATCACCTTGCTTCCACCCTCTCCGGTATCAATAACCTCAATCACCTGTGGGAACCTGGCTTTCAGAGAAGGATCGTGACTTATTGCAATCACCTTCATATTACTATTTACAGCAGAGATAACTTCTAGGGCATCACAGTAAGCGTCAATTGCATCTGCACTTAAAAATGGTGGTTCGTCCAAAAAGAGCATTCCTAACTGAATACCTGCCCGCTGCGCCTTTAGTGCTGCTATTGCAAATGCCATACTAAGCGCTGAACTAACCTTCTGCCCACCTGAACGTGACAAATACGGCAGACTACCGCGAATATAGTCGATGATCTTTATATCCAGAGTATTAACTTCACGTTTATTAGACTTCTGGATTCTCTCGGTTTCAATAACAAGCGACATCTTACCGCCCGTCATCTGCCCTAGAATATCGTTAGCCTTCGCGCTTAACTCCGCAACAACCGACCGGATAACGGCAAACGGTACTCCATCCTGTCCAAACGCCTTCGCAAGCACCTGATACTGCACAAGTAGCTTAGCTTTGGGTTCCATATCCTTGGCTAACTCCGCACGTTCAAACTCTAACTTTTCGAGTACTTCGAGTTTTGTCTTTAACCCGCCGATCTGAGCGTGAATAGAGTTTTGTCGATCTCTTAAGTCTGCCAGCTCCGTAGTTGTGCGCTCAGCATAAACTTTTTTCTCAGACCGTTCTGGAAACGCCGTAACTAAGCTATCTATCTGTAACTCAATATCTGCCTGTTGCAATGACTTACTATTAATTTCAACCCTCAACTGCTCAATGCGTTCCTCGGAACTAATCTTAAGTTGTCGGGCCTGGGGTAGTTCATCCTTAGCCGCAACCCACGCCTTTAGCTTCGGGAGGCGTTCCTCCATCGTCGATAGGGGTTTTAGTTCCTCAGTCAATTTAGATGTTTCAATGATACTGCAATGATGTTGTTCTACTAACTTGGTGCGCTGTTCTTCCTCTCGTTCGCTTTGCTTCTTTAAATTTTCAAGGAGTTCAACCTTCGCCTGGAGTGCTGCGGCAAGTTCCGCTTTACCTCTTAGCTTTTTAATGGTCTGATCGGCTTCAAAGTGAGCATCCATATCATAACCTATGGCTTTTTCATCCTTTTCTAGCGCCTGCACCTGCTCATAAAGCGCCTTATGCTCTGCCTTTTTCTCGTCAATTATTGCCTCGATTCTTGATATACTTGCCTTGGCTTCCTGTGCATCAGCAAGGAACAGGCACGTTGCTTTTTCTGAATCAATACATCCCGAATCTTCCAGCATCTTAACTTTATTCTTGGTTTCGTCAAGGTTACTTTGCCAATGCGTTACTAAATCACTTATGCGATCAGTATTTTTTTCGATCTCCATGATCTTGAGGTTAATCTCGGATCTTTTATTATTTAATTCTGACTGCCGATCAAATACAATAACCGCCTGTTTGTACTGCTCCGCCGCCTGTTCCAGTTCTGTCCGATTAGATAAAAACTTTTCTAATTCAGCGAGCTGTGAATTGACGTTTAAAATGCGCTGCTCGGTCTGTGATAAGTCTGTATTTAACTTCTGATTCTCTTTTCTTAACTCTGCCAATCTAGGTTCCTTAGCCTTCAAAACAGTAACAGCAACATTGACCTGCTCATACTCTGCTGCCTTCTCTAAAATCTTTTCTTCCATTTCCAGCCTCTTACCAGCACCATCAAACAATGCTTGCTGCTTCGCCTTCTCCGCTTCTTTCGCGGCGATCTCCTGTGCCAGCACATCAACCTGCTTTTTCAATTCCTCCGCCCGGTCAACCTTGGTCTGCAACTCCCGGATCTGTGCTTCGAGTGCTTGCAGTTCCAATTCTTTCATAGTAACTGCCTGCTCCGATTCCTTTAATTCTGCCTCAACGGTTGCCAAGTTTTCTTTGACCGCCGGCTTTTCTTTTAATTCATTATCAATATCCGCAACCTTCTGCTTTAACTTTTCAAGTTCCCGATTGGTCTCGGTTATTTTATCCTTGGCCAACTTCTCCAACTGATCATAAACACCAAGTCCCAAAATATTACCGAGTACACTCATTCGATCTTCGCGATCTGCTTCCAAAAACAAACCATACGCACCTTGCATAATCAGACCACAGCACTTAAAAGTCATGGCGTCCATGCCTAACAGTGCAACGATCTTCTTCTGTGTATCGTCCTTCTTCGGCTCACTACGGTCAACCCACTGCCCCTCTACCTGCTCCTGTAAGGATAAAGTAACCTTGCCGCTCCTAAGCCTTGTTCTGACCACCTTCCAAACCGTCTCTCCCATGCCAAATTCAAAATCAATCATACCGGACTTTTCGCCGTTACTGATCCAGCCGGTCAAGTCGCCCTCTCTTGGTTCTTCATACAGGCAGTCATTCGGTGCATCCATGAACAGTGAGGATTTGCCGGTTCCAATGTCACCCGTCACCACAGCGAAGTTAATTTTTTCAAAGTCCATAGATTCTTCGCTATATGAGCGGTAGTTTCTGACCGTTATCCGACGCGGCACAAATAGTCCTGAGAGTTTACCTGCTGGCAGTTTAACTGACACAGTGTCGATAAGGGGTTTTGATAACTCAATTAAGGGTGCCGCGTCTTCTAGGCTACTCCCGTTATCCTCCAACCACTGCAGTAGGTTGTCCAAGGGATCTGAATTTTCAGACATGCCCTCCTTGATAAGTGCCACATTGTCCATTTCTCGCTTGATTTCCGATACCCAGAACGCCCCGGCATCATGCAGTGCTTTTTCAAGTGCTTTGCGGTTAAGTTGTTTGTCTAAGTCGTCACTACAGGCATAATGGACGCGGACAACGGCATTTTCTACCGACTCGTAATATGGAGCACCTTCATTATCTAGTTCGTACCAAACTTTTGTTCCATTCTCAATAAAGTGCTTTACGTCATAATCATCCATTTTTTGCGTTAAGAATCTGCGGTAAGGAGCTGTAATAAATTTTGTAATAACGTCGCGTTTCATAGTGCCATCAATGTATCTTGTGAGTGAAGTTATCTCATGCACCAAAAACCCTTTCGCCTGCCCTGACTCTCCGTGAGTAAAGCAATTAATTCCCCCGCTGTACCATGTCGGTCTGCCGCAATTATCTAAAAACTGTACCGCGTGAATATGGCCCAAGCACACCAGATCAAAGCTACTCGTTTGCAACGCTTCTCTCGGCAACACAACTTCCTGCTGCTGGAATACATGCTCACCGTTGTCTAGCTGACATCCAACGACAGTATAGTGGGACATTAGCACCGAAGGGTATTCCTCGGTTAACTGTGCGTTCAACCCCATAACCATATCGCCAAGTAACCTCGAACATTCTATATTCTCCTGCGTTGCATCCATTCCGGGGAACTGAGCCCTAAAGTAACCTTTATCAAATCCCGGTAGCGTTGCGACTTGCAGCATCCCAGAATTAGTTGATACAAATAACAGTTCTGGCGCAGTGGATACGATAAGATCAGGTATTTGCATTGCTCGTATGTTTTCAAATGCCTGCCGCGAATCGTGATTTTCAGTGCCAAACATTAATATTACCGGGCATATTTCGGTTAACAGCCTAAGATATTTAACCGCTATACTAATCTCTTTCAGCATCTGATCCGCCCATAACTTGCTTTTATGAAACAGGTCTCCGCTGATTAATACAACATCAACCTTCTCTAACTGCGCCTGTTCAACCAAGAATTCGATACATTTTACCGTATCCATCATCCGCGCATTCTCACCGCTAATAACTGGACCAGGGAAGGCACCAATGTGCCAATCCCCTGAATGTAGTATCTTAATTGACATTTTGAGCACCTGCCTGTGTGATAAGTTTCTGGCAATTCATGCAGTAGCACTTACCACCAAAGTTATCCTCTGAGAATTTTTTAATCCTCTGCGTAACCTTTGCCTTACAGTGAATGCAGGCAAGAGGGTTATTTTCTTCCTCATTTAATTGTCCTGAAGAAGCTTCATCATCGGATGGTGGCAAATCATCATCGCCATCATCTGGCGGTAAAGCTACTGTGCCATCTTCCATGACAACTCCACCTCCAGCAGGTGGCAGTGCTGGTACTTCAGTAGTAGTAAGTTGCGGTGATGTTCTTGGCGCAAATAAAGCGTTCCTGCTGTTGGCATAGCTTTCAATGAGTGCCTTCTTCATGTCTGGGTCATGTGTGTTTAGAACGACTACCGCCACCGCAAACGGTTTAGCAAGTTCGGTGGCAGAATATACTCCCTTAATCCCCAACCCGGCACGGAGTGCCCTAAGTAACGCCTTTGTTTCGCACTGCGCAGCCATGTGCTCAATTTGTCCCTTGTAGTTGGCCTTGTTTAACTCTTTCGTCGCCGTATACCTACGGTAACCACCTGACGGTTCTGGTACCATAATACTGACCTGATACCCACAATCACTTTTAGTGGCGCAGTTACCGCATTGAGGAGCTTGTCTTATTGAAGCCGCCACTTGCATACACCTCTGGCAAGCTCGCGGGAAAATCGTCTCACTCTTTTCCATAATCACGTTGGCTGCTGTCATAAGTTTTAAACAGCCAATCTTTGTTAAGGCTAAACCGTCACCCTGCTTATAAACGTCACCCTTGCCGTCCAATTGTTGGGTGTCTAACTGCACTAAGTTCACCATAACCTTGTGTAGCGGTGATAACTCAGTTAAAGTGCAAGGAAATAAGCGATTAAATTTAGTTTCTGGGTAGTTATTGATCTCAGCTACTACCGGTAAGTTTTGCTCGGGCATTGCCATATTAAACCGCCTCCCCGGCCATTAACGAAGCCACAACCCTGTATGCCTTAAGTTCGTTCTGTAATTTGTTTAATGCTGCCCTAGCAACACTAAGCGCACGTTCATCAGTAGCTAAAACCACTCTCTCCTCTTCCGTAGCCTGGAGAACCTGAGCCTGACGTTGCTCCGCATTTTTCCCGTCAATCTTTGTACTCAACTGTCCTAAAATAAGCCTAGCTTCGAGCTCAACTAAAGCGTTTTTAGCTGAAACCATATTTTCGTGAATCTCTATAACATCCTGCTCAGCTGCTTCGATAAGCGATGGCAGTTCCAATAAACGACCAATAACTAAAGTTTTATCCATGAGGATTCCTCCTTATATAAAATTGATACAGAGCGGGCAGGGATTTGCACCCTGCAAGCTATGGGATTCAGCCTGTCCTGGCGGCCCATTGCCAAATATCGTTTACCTATTCCGCCACCGCTCCGTAAACTATAAAATCTTTCCACATAAAGTGCAGTAGCTATAATCAGGTTCCATGACTGCCTCACCAGGAATGTAGCACCATTTTTCGTCTATAAACTTATCTGGATGAGGACAGTTAGTTTTAAACCTGCTGCAACGCTCCTTGCGCCGCTCTTGCTTATACTTACATTTCGGACAAGCAAGGAATTCAAACCCCATTACTAATCCTTCTTCAACAAAGACTTCGCGTTTCTTGTAATAAACATCCCCCTTAGAAAACTTTTTGCCGCAATGCGTGCAGCATCTTTTAAGTTTTCTTTTGACAACAAGGCGCTTCATTAAGCCACCTCGGAACTTTCAATAACCCAATAACCCTCCCAAAATACAAACTCGGTTCCCATAAACTTCTTTGAATACTCTTTGAATCCACCCTTGGCCTCACATTTCAACTCTCCCGGGATCTGCTCCAAATCCCTGAGAGACATGACATTGATAACCTTCCTGTTACCGCAAATTTCAGTATCAAGAACATTCATAACCTCATCCAGTTCAGTTAAGCCGTCCTGGATTTTATTAAGAGCGTCTGCAAGTTTACTCATCTTTGCAGCCCTCCTTTACCTCAAATGCGTAACACGGATAAGCTGCTCCAGATTGTAAATTTAGGCCGTGTTTAGTGCACTTGTACTTAAAGTTGCCTTTCTGAGTAACGCAAAACCTACAGTCAATACAAGCCAAATCTTTCGCCTCCCTTGACCACACCAACGCGACATGGTACAATATTCCTAACATTTTTCTACAGCCCCCATGCGGTTTGCCCGCTTGGAGGTTTTTTCTTTTTGCCGCTGAATCATCTTGTCCAACGGTAGCACCTTGGCGGCCAGTAACTTCATGGCCATGATAGACCTTTCCAGCCCCAGCAGCTCCTCCATGATATTTTCAAAGTCCGGCATTTCATCAGAGTCAATAATCCCGTCCTCTGCTATCTCAGTAAGCCTGTCGCGGATAAGCCTTACATCCGTGTGATTTTTCAATAGCCTTAGTACGGCCACTTCTAACTCTTTCTCCTCGACATCCTGAGCAAATTTTTGCCCAATTGGACAGTTTTTTGAGCAATGTTTTGCACAGAGGCTAGGCTGCTCGTATTCCTCGGCCATTTTTAATACCACTTCAGGCGGTATTGTGCTACTGCCGCCTTCATAGTTGATCAGTGTCCTTCTGCCTATATGAATCCTGAATGATGCGGCTTCCGCGCTCAATCCAGCTTTGTTTCGTGCAGCTTTGTACATTTCCTACACCCCCTTCCTCATGGTGTAATATACCTATAAAACAAATACTTGCTTGCTGACCGCAAACACCTCTGCGCTGGGTTCCCGCCCAGCCAAGGCCGACCGGCTACTTCCTCGGAACAAAAGACATACTTTTGTATTCAGCATAAATTTCCATCCTGCCCGGCAACTCGTAGTGATTGGCTACCACGAACCAAGCTGAAATTGCTCCCCGGAGTTCGCCCAGTGCGTGAATCCTGGGGCGTTCGGTATTACACTTAGCCCAGTCCTCAGCGCAGAGCATGATTACAAAATGGAGTTTGTCGAAAAGCTCTTTGTTATCTGGCAATGCTTGTCCCTCCTTTCTACCTAGCCAAGCGCAAAGGCTTTGCAGTAGCTATAGATTTTTTCTCCTGCTCAGCCATCCAAGCAATAAGAGACTCTTCGCGAAGCAGTATTTTTACGCCAAAGCGTGAACAAGGTATTTCACCTTTATTTATCAGTTCACGCAATTTTGTCTCACCTATAGCACCCTGAAAAAACTCTTTTGCTGCCGTTTTGACGGTGTATATATTTTGAGGCTTATGTTCCTGTGCTTCCGGCTTCGGCTCAGGTTTTGGTTCTGGGCGTTGAATCATTCGGCCACACTCTGGGCAGAATTTAGCTCTGTCCGGTACCTTAAAACCGCATTTGCACTTTAGCAATGTTCTCCCTCCTTTCGTGGCATACTATTATTGCTTGTCCTACCACCCCGCAAAGCATGACAAGAAACTTTTTAGTTTCGTTCTGAAGCTTTTCCCGCCCGGCAACGGCTTGTTGCGGGGTATATAAATAAACAGAACACAGTAGGTATACTCAGCCCCATCAGCTACGAACTGGCATTTAATGATTCTCTCTGGACGATCTTCCCTGAGCCAACCGGATACTAAAAATTCCAGCTCGGTATGATCGTTTGAGGCTAGTGTCTTAACGTCGTAATGCACCAGATTCACCTCCTAACGTCCCTCGGTTCCGGTTGATTGGTGCGTTTCGCAACAATCGTCATCAAAAAATTTTGTCCATTTAAATCCGAGAACTTTACCAATTGCCTTTGCTGCCGAAACGCTGGCATTCCTAAGACCTGTTTCTATTCCTGTATAGTAAGAACGGCTTATCCCTGCCATATCTGCAACCTGTTGCTGTGTTAAGTCGCCCCTAAGAACCATTAACCATTCGCGAGCTTTTATTTTCATAGATACCACCTTCTTAAAAAATTATGTTGCGTTTTGTGACTTCCTAATACTTATTATAATGTTGCGTTTCGTGACTGTCAAGCCTTTTTGTTGAGATTTGTGACAAATACTTTAAATGTTGCATTTTGAGACTATAATAATAGTGAGGTGAGATTAATGCGGTTAGGGGAAAGACTTACAAAGCTTAGAAATAATAAGGGGTTAACACAAAAAGAGTTATCACGCATATTCTCTATGTCAAGAAGCACATATGCCCAGTATGAAACTAATAACAGACAACCAGATTATGAAACTCTTTCGCGCATAGCAGATTACTATAGCGTAACTACTGATTATCTTTTGGGTAGAACAGATAATCCAAATCAACCCCAAAAACAAGATCCGCCTAACTACGATGAAATGGTTTTATCTGCCCCAACTCTCCCCGACGCTCTTAGTTTAGCTGCCGCATTAGAGGTTGAATATAACCTACCTAAAGAGTGGTTACATAAAGCCTGGGCCAAGGCAATAGAAAAGTTTGGCGTACCGAAGCCAGTAAAGTATTCAGATCCAGCTGCACATAATAACGGTTTACCGGGTACAGGAATTTTTAATAATAAGGAATGATGCGCTACGATAACACTCGACGATCTTTTTTTATTGGCAGAACAACTCGGTATAAATATTATTTGGGATAATCTTAAATTAATAAATCCGTCCTTTTTGGGTATGGCGGATGCGTCAATTAATACCGTTACTCTCGATGTGTCGCTGAAAAATAAGAACAGAGAATGTAAATGCGTATTTGCTGAAGAAATTGGACATATACTTTTCCCTCCTCGTCCAGGACACATAAGATACCATAGTAGAGGGTATTGGCAAATAGACAACCATGACAGGAGTTTAATGGGTGTTATAGTGGCTCAGGATGAAAGAAAAGCACTTGATTGGGCAACAAGCACACTTATGCCCGACAAAGAGTTTTGGAAGGCTAATAAAGAGTGTGGTATGGACAAGATATATTTATTGGCTGATTGGTTCGATGTAGAGCCATGGGTGATAAACCTGAAGATAGGTTATCTTAGACGAAAGCGCAAGGCAGCAGGGGAAAAATTAAAGTGGAGAGACATAATAAAACGAGAATAGAAATCAAGTAAAAGGCACCCATAACGGGTGATTTTGTATTTTCGGGGTGTTTCGACAAAATAATATTAAATTATGAACAGGAGGTTTTATTTTGAGCTTTAGAGAAAATATTCAGAAGTTATCAGTTCAAGTTATAGAACGCAAGAAGCATATCACAAATGAAGAAATGACTAAACAGGCTTTAATAATCCCGTTTCTTCAGGTGCTTGGATTTGATGTGTTTAATCCTCTAGAAGTAAAATCAGAATATGATGCTGATTTTGGAAAGAAAAAGGGCGAAAAGGTAGACTATGCTATTTTTAAAGATGACATGCCTATTATGTTTATTGAAGCCAAGACGGTAAATGAAAATCTTGAAAACCATGACGCACAGCTTTCTAGATATTTTAATACTACCCCCAATGTTAAGTTAGCCGTACTTACTAATGGCATGCAGTATAAATTTTTTACTGATCTTAAATCTAATAATATGATGGATGAAGATCCGTTTATTCAGTTAGATATAACTAATTTATCAGATAATGATATTGAAGTTTTATCTAAATTTAGGAAAGAATCTTTTGAAAAAGATGAACTCCTTAAGTATGCCGAGGATATTATTTATACCTCAACACTTAACAGTAAATTAAGAGAATTATTCAGGAATCCATCCGATGATTTTGTTAGGTATTTGATTAAGGATTTTAGTGATACCCGCATAACTGCCAATGTTGTGGACAGGTTTAGGCCTATTGTGAAAAAGGCTATATCTAATGCAGTTCTGGATATTGTCAGTCAGGGTTTACTGCAGCAGGGTGGGGATGCAGAAGAAGTTAAATCTGAGGAGAGTCAACCCGAAGACAACTGCACACATAAGCCCAAGAAGGAGATTATTACAACCGAGGAAGAATTGAGCGGATTTAGTATTGTTAAAGAAATATTGGCTGAAGCTGGCAAAGATTTGTCAGAGGTTAATTACAGAGATACAACCGCTTACTTCGGTATTTTTATAAAAAATGCATTAAGCTGGATTGTGCGCTTTAATTTTGATAGTAATAAAGGCAAGCATATACTAACTAAACTACCTCTGGAGAGGTCTAAAATGCTGGCCGCTAACTTTAACTGCGAAACCGCACCCAAGGGTCATGGTGAAAGCAGAATATACATAAATTCCATGATGATCTGAGAAATTTAAAAGAATTATTGGTTGAGTGTTTTGATATTGCTTTATAGATTATTTAATAATTGGCGGTGATGCCTTGGTTACCGTAACGCTATTTGGAATTATTCTAAATAGCTTATTTATTATATTAGCCACTTACTCCGTACTTATGAAAAACGCTGGGGATACAAAATTATATTTAATGCTGGCTATGATAAGTGTTGTAATAACTATTTTAAGCGCTCAATTATTCCACGTGAAATAATCCCGCCCCATGCCGGGTATAATTTTATTCCACATTGCAATTACCTGCTTGGCAGTATAAAATTACTGTCAACTAAAGCCGAAAGCCACCCCTTAACTTTGGCCGGTTAGGGTGGCTTTTAAATCTAAGCAGAAGGTTTAATTTCTGCCAGCTTTGCTTTTCATTTTAAGCAATAGCAGGCGAAAAGTCAATCCTTCTGTAATAGGGGGTTTGATAATGGGCACGGTAAAATATAACGAGAAAAAGAAATTCTACGAAGTAAGATACGATGCCCCACTTGACGGAGAGGGTAAGAGGGCACAGAAGTATAAGGGCGGGTTTAAGAAAAGGAAGGATGCCGATGCGTTTCTAGCTGAACAAACTGTTAGCCTTAATCACGGAACCTATATTGATCCGCAAAAAATGTTTATGTTTCAGTACCTCAATGACTGGCTAGAAGATAAAAAGCAAGGTATTTCACCCACCACATACAACGGCTATGAGATAAATATAAGGTGTCACATCAACCCTTATATCGGCGGTATCCGACTGCAGGACTTAAAGGCTACGCACATTAGAAAATTATACTCTCAGTTACAGCAAGAACGGGATATTAAGGTGGATGGAGAAAAGAGAAATTTTAAAGCACTTTCAGGCACATCTATTCAATATGTTCACCGTGTATTATCTAAGGCGTTGGAAGATGCGTACATGGAAGAAACTATTTTTAAAAACCCTGCCAAGCTGGTTAAGCCACCAGCAAAGGAAAAATTTGAGGCTGGCTTCTTGTCTGTAGATCAGATAAGGGAAATGCTAGTCAGATTTGAAGATGATAGTATGTACCTACCGGTATATTTGTCAGTTGTTTTAGGTGCTCGTCGCGGTGAAGTGCTGGGCCTGCAGTGGTCAAACATAGATTTTGATCATAAAGTTATCAAGATTCGCAACAACTACATTATGAATAATGGCAAGCCTGAATTAAGAGAAAAGACTAAAACTGATTCATCTACCAGGGATATAGTTGTCACGGATAGAATGATGAGAGCACTTAAAGACCACCGAAGAAAGCAAAAGGAAATGCGACTGCAACATGGAAAAATGTATCATGTTTCGGATTTTGTTTGTACCTGGCCGGATGGAAAGCCATTTAATCCGTCTCATGTATCCAGGGCATTCAGTTTGCGGATGGAAAAGTATGAACTACCGGTTATTCGATTCCATGATCTCAGGCACTCGAATGCCTCATTAATGTTATCCAGGAATGCCCCTATGAAAGGAGCAAGTGACCGACTGGGACATAGCACCATAACAATCACAAATGATTTTTATGGCCACATTGAGCGATCGGTACAGGAGGAAATAGCAAATATAATAGACCAAGCTATATGGGGCGAATAAGCCCTTATTTTTTTACCCATTTCACAACCTAAAAATAATGTGAAATGAATGTGAAATTACAGTGAAAAAGCCACCTTACTTTAGTTAAGTAAAGTGGCCTCTAGGTGGCGGAGAGACAGGGATTCGAACCCTGGAGACGCTGTTAACGTCTACTCGATTTCGAGTCGAGCAATTAGTTTATCATATATTATCATATCAATCACAAACCTAGATATAGCGGGTTTTTTAAAATTATTAGTATTATTTTTTTCATAAAATCTAATGAAAAAGTTTATATTTTGTGAAATACCTGTGAAATCAATTTAAGCTTTTAGTTTATCTATTAGATCAAGATCATATTGAGAGGGCATTATCTTGCACTTTAAACCATTCCAAGTAAATTCATTTGCTCCTCGGAGATGTTTAATGACTTTTACTTTCTCTACTTCGCTAATACTGCGGTTTTTGCGATAATGTTCGCATACCCAATGTTTTAGCGCTGTTCTTCTTTTCTTGCCTTCTGGTATATCTCTAAGTCTAAAAATTTCACGCGCACCAATTGGATCTGTTCTAAAAGATAAACCAGACCATCCCTCAAAAGATAGATAAACCGTCCAATTGTAATACCTAGAAAATTGCCAACCCAAAGACGCTCTTATCATATTAGAATCCTTTAAAATATTATCTTGGTTTAAATGCTTGTCAGTAGTTAAGCAAATCCAGTAACCAGGATTTTGAAACCCATAGCCTGCTTCTTTTGGTTTTATATTTTTATCTGGTACAAATCCAAAAATACTTTTAGCCGTTAAAATATTAGATTTATTGATATTTACATAACCGACATACATTTCTACCATTATCGGACAATATCTATTGATTAGTCCACGTACCTTTTTAGGGTTTGCTGTTCTATACCTTATTAATGAAAAATCATCCTCGTTATCTAATGAGTTAACAATTAGCTTTTGGTCAAAATGACAATTGAGATCAGACGGCAATACGTCCATAAAAACTAGGGAATTGTCATTAACTATATCATTTTTTAAAAATGTATCAAGGTACAGCATTGGTTCGGCCCCATCCCAGGCATTTACCTCTATTTTTTGCGATTTGCTGCCATGAATAGGCTTAATATCAGATAAGTTCATAAAAATTAATAAATTCTCAATGGCTTCATCAATGTTTTTTGGGTTCATTTATTATTACCTCCTTTTCTTTAGCCATTCATCAATAATTCTTCGTACTAACTCAGATACTTTTAATTTCTGTTTTCCAGCTTCTTCCTTTAATTTCTCATACCTTTCGTCGTCCATAAAAATACTCCGACGTTTCAATGTATTTCACCTCAAATAAATTATATATCGTTTAGGTATACATATCAATTGTTTACCAATAAAAATAGGTCGAAATAACCATCGACCTATTTTTATTGTATTTATTTTTTTTACTTACGACTATTGACGACGGGTGGCGACTATTATTTTTTCTTCCGTGACTCCTTGACCTCTGCTTGCCTTTCCTCCCGCCAAGCCTCATCCTGTAGTGTGATCCGTCTTTTGTTTTGTATATACTCAGTCACTTCTTTCCAATGCCGCCCAAACATTTTCGAACATTCAGACCGTCGATAACTCCGATCCTTAACTTGTTTAGGCGGTGCTGTCATGTGACAGATAAAAGCAGGTAGCGAATCAGCCCCTGGCAGCTCCATCTTGCAAGCAGCAACCCAACGCTTGGGTAGTTGCTCATATAGTTTTTTGGCTTCCAGCGGGTTAAGTTTCTCCGCATGGTCAGTAAAAGTTTTCTGCAGTTCCGTTTTGAAAAAGTTAAAGAACGGCCCACCGGCATAAATCCCGGCTTTGTATTTACCAAACTGTTCGGCTGAGTGGGCAAGAAAGATCATCTTATTCCGATACTTCCGGGCCTCCACTCCTATTTCCCCGTCCAGGAGTGGCCCGGTTCCCTCCAGGCAATTATGAGGCTCGTCAATGATGGTATAGAACGGCCTGCGCTTTTGTTGGGGAGTATCCAACCGGCTAAGAGTAGCAAGCCATATTTTAGCCATCAAAAATGATGCTACCCGGTTAACCCCGTCTTTGCCTAGTTCGGCCTTGGGGATGCGGAGCCCGACAAAGTACCCGCCTTCATCCATCATTTGCCGAAAATCAAGCGCAGGCTTGCCGTCCGGACGTAACTTCTCCGACTGCAGAAAAATATTAGCAAGCGTCCTTTTCCCGGCAAGTAGATTCAACCTGTCTAATATAGGCTGTACCAGGCTTTTGTCGGTGCCTTTAATAGCCTTGGCTTGCAGCTCCCGGAGTACGTCAACGACTTCCGACTGAGACTGGATAACCGGGTCTTGTAATAGTTCCTCTCGGTAAACCGGTGAGGACAAAGCCAGCACCACATCCAGCAGTCCCCGCTTAGGGTCTGTGAGTACACCCTTGCCCACCGGAGATAAGAAGTATTCCATCCGGTCGGAAAATTCGCTAGAAGCTAACTGGTTGATAAAGGTATATATGTAGTCGGTCATTCGCTCTGCTGCATCCAGCGCGGCAAGTTCGTCCTCCCCCGCCTGCATCCCGCGCAAAGCAACGTCAGTCAAGGTTAAAGGGATAGGCCAGTGTTTATTTCCAAAATCTAAGTCAAGAATTTTGTGATCTGGCATATCAGCCGGTAAAGCGTCTCTGACTGAGTTAATAGCATCACCATCGGCCATGTCGAAAAGGAATACCGTTCTGTTATTTTTAACACCTTCGACAGCAAGCACAATCCCCCTCCCTGTTTTCCCGCATCCCATATTTCCGTAGTCAATCTCTGTTTTGCACTCAATATCTGGGTCGCTGATAGGCAGTTTAGCCTCACGCGTAACACCCCGGTCTGTTACCCTGCCCAAAGGAATGCCAACAGTACCAAATAATTCGGCCGGCAAGGTGACCTCCTGGAGCTTAATCCCGTTAACTTGCGGGTAATCCTCCTGCAGTTCCCGGCCTGGGATCTGTATAAGCTTCCCAGCCTCTGCGGTCGATAGAATGCTATGGTTAAATTTCAGCTTCGGCAGGCGCTTAGTGGTTATGGCCTTGATAGCAGCGGCCTTTTTCTTCTTATTTTTTACCTCCCGGGCCTCAAATTCATTATCACTGGCAAGGTCAGCAAAAGCCCCTGCCAACGTCCTGGCCGTCGATTCCCGCCTTCCCCTATCGTCAGACTGGGCGACTATCCAGAGGTATGTTCTCATGGCCCCCATGCCGCCTTTGCGCTTTGTGGCCGATGTTAAGTTTTCGATAGCAAACAAACCGGCTTCGGGATCTACTTCTTTCTTGGCGTACCGATTCTCCTGCTTGTCGGACTTGATCATGTCAGCTACACTCAGCATAGTCTCTTGCATGAACTGCCCGGCGCACGTCAGGCCCAACCTAAAATACGCTCGAGCATCACCGTTGCGCTTTATCGGTTGCCGTCCGTTACGCAGTATTTCCCAGGCTTCCTGGTATGTCGCGTTCCAGTCCAGGCGGCCAACAGGATCGAAAAATACAAAAACTTTTGCCTTGTCGCCTGCCTCGAGAGATTTTACGGCTTGGAGCAGGGACGGCAAAGGTAGGTTGTTTTTGCTGTCGGTCAGGAGCGAATACATATCATGCTTTCTTAGCACCAGTTCATAGATAACGGTCGTTTCTTTGTCCCATTCCTCGCTGTATCCTTCATCTACCGTGATAGTTGACTTATCCCAAATGCCGGACAGCCGACGAATCCAGCTATCGACACGATCCCCCGGCACTGCCAGGAGAAAATCAATACTTTCGGCAGTATAATCGATCTCCCACGTTGCCCGGTCAGGTGCTCTGTAGCGAAGTTTCCAGCCGTCCTCAAAATAGAAGCGATCCAAAGGTATTTTGAAAGCATCTGTGATTGATTTAGCTATATCCTCAGTGTGCCAGTTCCGGGCCGATGTGTCAGGACGGATACGGATAACTTTATGCTCAGGTGCAACGATCTGGTAGTGGTCGCGGAAATTAAAACGCTGTTTTTGCTCCGTTTCGTACCATTCTGCGTCGATGAAATCGGGCTGATTATTTCGAGGAACCAAAGCCGTAGACTGAAAAAACTTTTTAATAAAAATCACCTCTTTTTATTTGAAATTGTATTGACGTTATCAATTCATCATACTATAATTCAATTATAGAAATCGTACTGACGAAATCAAAGGAGGAGCGTAAAATGAAAACAATGATAGAAAAGGTCAAGATTGAAAACGTCGAAAAAGGTAATCAGGTTGTCGGTAAAGGCGAAGTATCAACTGTAATCAATCGTGCACATGCTAGATTTATCAGGCTATGTTTGGTGGGCGGCAGTGTAGTAGAAGGAACATATGGCAAAGAGCTAGCGGTTATAAGATAAGGAGTTGATACAATGTCACCACGCGGAGGCAAGCGGTCTAACTCAGGCCGCAAAGCCCCGGAAGGGGTAAGAACTAACAGAAGTATTAAGATGTCGGATGCAGAATGGCAAAACCTCCAAGCCCTCGCTGATAAAAATAATATGACTGCCAGCGAATATGTGAGGGATTTTATTAAAAAGGAGATTGAGAATAATGAAAAAAGTTAGAATATCTAATACACCTAGAAAACTTGAAGATACTAGTTGGTTAGCTCAACTAATCCAAGATAAGATGGATGTTGAGTTCAGCAAGAATGAGGCGTCTAGTCGCTGGAGTTGCTTGCAAACACTACACATAATCGTCAATGAGGCAGATGACCAGGACAATCAGAGTATCTACTATGACAACTATAACGGCAAACGGTCAATTGTAATATGTGATATACCCTCCCTAATGAAGCACGGAACGGACTTCGACAGGTACGGGATGCAGTGCAGGTTAAGAGGACTTTCCGAGCGCTACAAAGACGATGACGGGATGTATATAGTTTATGTATCAACCACACACGACCTTAACAGCGCAACTATAAAAGATGTATCAGAGTTAATGTACCAAATAGGAGGCTAAACATATGACAAATAAACATGGAGGCAAGCGGTCTAACTCAGGCCGCAAGCCTTTGACGGAAGAACTAATTCGCCGTAATCACTCAATTAAGTTTACGGATCAGGAGTGGTTAACAGTTCAGGGTCTGGCTGCTAAAAGTGGTATGGACGTGAGCAAGTATATTAGAAGTTTAATTGAGAAGGAGATTGAGAATAATGACTAGACGAGAAATTAATAAGATTGCCAGCAGAATAAAAAAGGCCAACTTAGTAATTTGGGCAGCAATACATTATGCCGAAGAAATCTACGGAATCATGGATAGTGCAACAGAAGAAGAAGTTAGGAAAATTTCTCTTAGACTAAAAGAAATTGATCAAGAAGTTTTAGCCGATCCGGAAACTTACGCCTTGTTCTTTCAAGAATACCAGGAAATGGCGAAAAAAATAGAGAAATATCAAAATAATTGATAATACTAACCGCTTCGGCGGTTTTT